CAAACAGTACACAGTCTCACTGGATACTGCTGGGCGTCTTTCCTGTGACTGCACTGGTTGGTCTTATCGTAAGTATTGTTCTCATGTTAAGGAAGTGAACGATGTTTGCATCGATCAAAATGCCAGCGCTGCATAATGCTTATTTGCCCTGTCTTTCTACAGTGAGGACATGTAGATTTTCTTTTAGCAAGCTCTGCATTGTGTTTACGCAGCTGCTCAAGTTGCGCTGGGGATCTTGGAAGACTTCCGGACTTACGTCCACCTATAATTTGATTCTCTTTATTAGAGAAAGGATGTCTACCATCTTTAAGCTGACGCTGAGTATGTTCTTTGCCAAAATGATGTCTGCCTTCTTCTATCCTCTTCTTATTAGCGAGGGACATTAGATGACGACTTTCTTCGGTGTGCTTTTGACCATATCTTATATGAGCTTCACCGGAAAATGGCTCTGAGAAAGGAACTATATCTGGTAGTCCATAATCAAATTCTAGTGGTGATAAGCCTAGTGCTTTCCCAATGGGATCGTAAATATCCATGCTGTGGTCTCCTTGTTGGATCATAGAGTCCGTGGGTATTGGCGTACCGCGACGGACAATATATTTATACAACAAAGTAATGGAGGCTGCATAATGGTTTCAGTTGGTTGGGAAATAATCTGCATGATCTTTATATCCTTGTCTGGATATTTTGCTTTCATGAACAACATGGCGATGGCGGAGTACGACATGCTCTTCGCCATCCTCTGCGCGCTGCTCAGCATCGGCACTAAGCTAGATAATCGCTAATAAATACTGAAAGCTCAACGATGGAGGATGATATGAGATATCGTAAGTCTATTCGCGTCACTTATTCTGTTAAGAGTGAAGACGGCTTCATCGTAGAGCGCCGACAGAAGTTCGAGAGCATGAACGAGGCCATCATGTTCTTGAACGAGCTCAAGCAGTACATCCTAATCGGGCGTCCAATCGTCGAGGAAAAATAATGTCAGCCGAGATTATAGCTTTCCCCTCGCGTCAGCGAATCAACCTTGACAACGTAGCGACCAGTACTCAGCTCGCTCCTAAGCAGGAAGAAGAGTTTCCAGAGGACTGGCCGTACGAGGTCGACGGGGTGAAGGTTCACCCTCCCGAGACTGGGTTCGACTATCTCGAGCTCTGCAAGAGATTTCTTGAGCCAGAGGACTACACCGACGTGCTAGTCGCGATCATGGACCGCGACGCGTACGAGGGACTTGAGAAGTCGCTGAGAAACTTAGTGGACAACTACAACTACTACATGAGGAAATAAGAGACTAATTAATAGTCCTTACGATGCGGTGATAAATATTTAATCAACAGCGTAAGGAAAGTGTATGGTAATACAGGCCGAGTTCGTGGGCGCGCTATGGGACACCATGCCCACACTGTACTTTGATGAAGACTGTCCCATTCCAGTTCAGCTACTGTTCACCGGCGCGCTCGGCGCTTCTGTCGGAGTAGTAGTATCATATATAGTAGCAGAGCTGCACAGATATTTTTTTAAGGAGTGATACATGCTAGTAGGAGACAAACTGAACTATCCGGCCGCGAACGAAGCTTACTGCCTCATCACGGCCTATCTCCGTGAAGAGAAGATCGGAGCCCGCTATAATAAGGAAGACCTACTAGAGTTTGTAGAGTTCTTAGCAGAGATACTAAAGCACCCTGAGAACTTCGTGGGTGTGGACAGAAAGAAGAAGAGTCTAACAGAGGAATAGAGAGATGGGCGAATGGCAGTACACTAATCAGTTCTTCGAAGAGGGTCGCGAGCACTACGAGGAGGGTGGCTCTATCAACGACTGTCCTTACGACTTCAAGACGGTGGACCAGACCAACAGCAAGTTGGTACAGTCTGAGATGTATCGTCAAGAAGAGTGGATTAGCGGCTTCAAGTTTGGTCACAAGGCAGTGATCACTGCTTAAGCTCTCTTTGCCTAAATAAGGTAAAGTCACCGAGAGCTCTTGATGTCCAATAACTTTACCTTCATTGATCCTAATAATGTAATATCCACATACAGCTTCACAAACCAGGACGTATACACTCCTGCTCCTGGAGTCTCAGTGGCCAACGTAACTTACGGCGTTAACGTAAGCATCAACACCACATCCATCGCCATTCAGAACTCTACCGTCGGCATAACTATCAAGTCGCCAAACACGGTACAGTCTCTGAGTGGCGTCTACTTCTTGAACGCCAACGGCAACTGGACTACGGCTTCAGTCAGCGGCACCGTCGGCGTTACTGGCGTTGGAACGGGAGCCGGTCTGACTGGCGGCCCGATCACCACCACCGGTGCCGTGTCTGTGCTCGCGAACACCGGCATCGTGGCGAACACCACGGGCACTTACGTCAACGCGGCTTATATCTCCACCATAACGGCGAACAACGCTTCCTACCTAGGTGGAGCGCCCTACACTGCGTACGTCAATACTTCTGGCAGCTACACCGTCGGTGGTATAATAACGCACAGCGGCAACTTAGTGTTCAGCACCGGCGCACTGATAGCCAACGGGTCTCCAGGGACGATCGGTCAGACTCTCATCTCTAACGGGTCTGGGGTATACTGGTCTACGGCCACCGGCATGAGTGGTCTTAATACTTTCGCGCAGTACACCTTCTCTAACACAGTCGGCTTTGGCAACACCGTATCGCTCGCGGCCGGCCTGTACGTCAACAACTCAACGGGCACTGTCGGGCAGATACTAACTTCTGGCGGGTCCTACGTCTACTGGGCTAATATAGCCCTCAACTCATACACTTGGTCTAACACTCAGACATTCAGCAACGCAATCACATTCAACGGAAACGTTACAGTAACGAGTAACACTACCGTAGTCAACGTATACTCTAATGGAACGATCAACGTCAACGGCTATATAACTGTAAATGCCAACAACAGCGTCGTTAGACAGTCGAGCTTTGGTGGTGGTGAGATCAACTTCATACCATACCTGTCTGGAGCCGCTAATAACATCTATTACATGAATCTCTGCGACACGTACGGGAGCAACGGCGCCAACATGACTCTCAACATCAGAGGGCTAGGTACCGGAGGCTCCGTAGGTGCTACACTCACCGCGGTCACAGTCACAGCCACGGCACTCAACTGCACCGGCGATGTGGTGTCTGCCTACTCAGACGAGAGACTAAAAGACAAGCTAGGAAACATCACCGACGCTCTCAGTAAGGTAAAAGCTCTCAGTGGGTTTATATACAGGCCAAACAGGCTGGCTCTAGAGAGCTCCATAGCATGTAACGACTCTCAGAGAGTAGGTGTCTCCGCTCAAGAGGTCAAGGAAGTACTCCCCGAGGCCGTGATGCCGTCGCCGGCTAACTCAGAGTTTTTAACAGTTGACTATGACAAGCTCGTCCCCCTACTCATCGAAGCTATTAAAGAACTAGACTCTAAGATCGATAAATTAAAGAGTTGACACTTCATCAAAACTGTGATAATATACTCTCATAATGATTGACCTGATGGAGAAGTAGTATGGCACATGAAATTGAGTTTGTGAATGGCGTGGCTCAGATGGCTTACGCAGGTGACGTTCCGTGGCACGGCCTCGGCAAGCAGGTATCCCCAGACCTCACACCACTCCAGATGCTGGACGAGGCTGGTCTAAATTGGACAGTCGAGAAGACCCCGACTTTCGCTCTCGTTAAAGAAGACCTAGTAGAGCTACCTCGCGCCGCTCTAGTTCGCTCCTCTGACTCCAAGATCCTTGACATCGTGTCTGACGACTGGAACCCAGTGCAGAACCTAGAGGCCTTTGAGTTCTTCAACGACTTCATCGCCGCAGGTGAGATGCAGATGCACACGGCCGGTTCTCTCAAGAACGGCCAGATCGTCTGGGCCCTCGCCAAGGTGAACGACTCCTTCGAGCTGTTCAAGGGCGACAAGATCGACTCCTACCTCCTATTCTCTAACTTCCACAAGTACGGGTTCTCTACAGATGTTCGCTTCACTCCTATCCGCGTTGTATGCAACAACACTCTATCTCTGTCTCTTAGCTCATCAGTCGAGAGAATGGCAAAGATCTCTCATCGCAAGCAGTTCGACGCGGACAACGTCAAGATCATGCTCGGCGTAGCTAAGGACAAGCTGGCTCAATACAAGGAGATGGCTCAGTTCCTTGGTGAGAAGATGTACAAGGAGGAGTCACTCGTCGAGTACTTCCAACGCCTGTTCCCTGTTGGTGGATCAAATGAGAATAAGAAAGATCTTTCTCGTAACGCTTCACGTGCACTATCAATTGTTCATGAGCAGCCCGGAGCTGAGTATGCTGAGGGTAGCTGGTGGAGCGCAGTTAATGCAGTTACGTACATGACCGATCATACGATGGGTCGTTCTGCTGATTCTAGATTAACATCGGCTTGGTATGGTACAAATAAAAATTTAAAGCTTAAAGCTTTAGAACTAGCTATGGATTATGCGGCCGCCGCTTAATTCTACCTCTGACAAAATTGGTGCCAGGGCAGTCTATAGATTTTACTTCTTTGGCACCATTATTCCACCAACCTCTACCAACTACTTTACTACGCCAATTTTCTACTATATCTCTAGATTTAGGACCGGTCTTTAAACCTTTATTCCATACCGGATAGTTCTTTTTGGCTTTTGCATAAGCGCCGAGAACAGCATTTCTTTTATTAGCTTCTGCATTATAACCATTTGAACCACCATCACCATTTTCTTCTGTTAAGTTGGCCCAATCTTTAGATTCTACGACATTCCATAGTTTTGAATAGTGAAGACCTACATCTCTTAATAAGTCTTTATCTTCTGTCTCAAATAGTATCTCGGTAGTAACGTCATAACCATGTTTTTTAATATGTAAAGACCATATTTTTCCAGATCCACGATACTTATGAGGATTAGATGATACAGTTTTACCGAGATATTTTAATCCCGTCTTGTTATGAGTTTTCTTGTAGAGGTAAATAGTCATGCTGTGTTCTCCTGTTTGAGCATAGAGTCCATGGGTATTGCAGTACCGCGATGGATATTATATTTATATTGACAAACTTTTCTATTTGTAGTATAATATGATATAACAATTGGAGATAATGATGGCTCGTCGCCCTAACTTGATCAAGAGTAAGCCTAAAGTCGCTCGCACCACTAAGACCGAGCAGCAGGTGATCAACGGTAAGTATCTGGGCGACGAGCCAGTGATGGTCGGTGAGATCAACGTGGCGCGCGCGCTGACTTGGTACAACTACATGTGCAACTACTCAGACGCGCGCGACTACATCAAGGAGTACTTTAAGAACACCGGCAAGCCTGAGCTCGCTAAGAAGCTCTCTCGTATATCTGACACGGATATACCTATGACTGCTGCGTGGCTCTGTCGCATGATCAATCGCGGCTACCAGCCTGCCGGCACCACGATGCAGTTCATCGGTAGTCACTTCACGACCATGTGGTCTAAGGCTAAAGAAGAGATTAAAGAAGAGAAGAGCGACAAGCCTGTAGTATCTATTCAGGATCGCATGAGAGAGAAGACGCATGACATACTCGGTGAGATCGAGGGGATGATCGACGACTACGTTCATGAGAATCAAGAGTTCTCTCTATACAACTGGCTACAGAGTAACAGCATACCGGCTACGTACTCTGCATCTATCATTGCTAAACTGGCACCAGTTCTTGATGAGCTGATCGAGGCGTACGAGGGTAAGGATGAGCAGCTCAAAGAGGGATATAGAAACTGCAAAAAGAGCGATCTTCAGAAACTTATTAAATTCTACTCTACTATGTGCGATGATGCCGAAAAGTATGCCGGAGTGGCGAAGAGAACTCGCGCGCCTAGAAAACCGAGAGTCCAGTCGGTCGAGAAGAAACTTAAGTCGTTCAAGTATCAGAAAGAAGACAACGCGTTCAAGATTGCGTCTGTTAATCCTGAAAAGATCATTGGCGCGCAAGAACTTTGGACGTTCAATACGAAGTACAAGACGATCTCGGTATTTCGCGCGCTTGATCGCGGAGGTCTCGATGTTAAGGGGGCTTCGATCGTTAAATTCGATGAGGCATCGTCCTTTACCCTGCGAACTGGTCGCAAGCCGGAAGAAGTGGTCAAGAAAGTCTTGGATGGCGGAAAAATTATTCTTAGAAAGCTCGATCAAGAACTCAAACGCAATGCGGCGTTACAGTCGCGTATTAATGAAAGCACGATACTACTGAGGGTGATATAATGAACATAGACAGAGAGTTAAAGCTGATAGACGTTTTGGTAAACACGATAATGGTACTTGGAGTCGTAGTCCTGCTCCTAGTTATGTATGGCACGTATGAGGACTACAACCGCAAGCTGCAGTTCGACGCGGCGTGCTCAGACGCTGGAGGAATTCCTCTAAAGTATACGTATCACTACGATCGCAAACAGAACAGGATCGAGTTCACTTGTCTCAGCGTCAACGCTGTGCTCGATGTAGAATAGGAGAGAATATGACAAAAGGTCTATACATATATGGCATTCTTGTTGGGGCGATGCTCGGTCTGACATTCGCGACAGCGCAGGAGTCAAAGCCAGAATACAAGTGCTACCCTAACAAGGAGTTCATGAAGTACATCGAGGACAACCACCTCGTAACCGTCTATGGTGGCGAGACGACTACCGGTAAGCGACACGAGCTCATGATCTCTAACGATCGTCGAGCGATAACCGTAGAGTACGACAAGACTAAAGACGGCAACGCACTCGTGGCTGAGAAGTACTGTGTCACCAACGTGGTGCGCGACGTTACTTTCAACGATTCCGCTATTGAGTTTCTTTCTAAACTTCTAGACAAAGTAAGAGGACAAAAGGTATGAGCGACGATCTACTCCTAAAGAACTTAAAGGCGTCTGCCGGCATCCCTACGGGGCTCGGTGGAAAGAAAGCAATCACGGACATGCGCGTCGTTATGTTTCCAAAGATGATGGTGCATCCACAGACTAAAGAGATGGTAATGGTCCCGATGCAGGACTTTCAGTACCAGCGCGAAGGATCAGACGAGTGGTTCTCAATGCCGATCATGGAAGCTGAGAAGCATGAGTTCAATCCTGAGAACAAGACTAGCACAATCGCCGGAGCGTGACATGAAGATTACTATCGATGTCGGTGATAAGTTTGACGAGATCTATAATTCTATGCTGGTAGAAGACTGGGCTCGCGTTAATGAATCTATTAAAGAGATAGAGAGTAAGGAAGTCATTCGTCTGTGTGAGCTAGAAGATCTTCTGTACTACAAGAAAGTCAAAGACGCTTATGCTGTAGTCATTCGCTATTGTCATCCTGCCGATGATGCAGACGAGATCCTAGGAGTAGAAGAATGAAGTACGTACTAGTAATAATGGTGTTATCCTTTTGTGGCTTGGCTAGCTGTCAATCTGCAAAGTACGCAGAGTGCGCTATACGGGACAACACTTCAAACCCATGCAACTGGTAGTACTCTACCAGACGAAGAGGTGATAGACAGTTATAAATAGAGATTGCCAAGGTCGTTGAGAGACGAAGAATAAGCATGCAGGACTCGGGGGCGGTACCCGACTGGTCCACCATAAGAACACTCGCATAAAACCGTTCCGGGATACGGAAGCAGGCAAACCGAGTGTTCTTAATTGGGCCAGAAATAGGATCGACTGATGTAGTAAAGTCGTAAGGAGACTAAAGGCAAACAACAGGTGCAGCAAATGATAATGCTCCATTTGAGATTGCTCTAGCAGCATGATCATTGGGTCCGCCAGAACCTAGAAACAGAATCTGGCAACTAATTCTGGAGAAATCAAATGTCTAAGAAGTTGAGTAAGACACAGCGTCTTATCATGAAGTTCTATAAGGCTATCATCGATAAGGACGCTAAGAAGGAGCGCAAGCTCTGGCTGAAGATCGTGAAGAAGAGCTTCAAGGGTAAAGACACTCACGCGATCAAATAATTGTACAAGACCAGCGGAACGTGATATTATATGTATAATGGTTCCATGGTGAAAGGGATATCATAGGGGTCTTCTAAACCTTAGGTCCAGGTTCGAATCCTGGTGGAACCACCATTGAACGTTCAACCTATATAAATAATAATTTAAGGTAGGAGGTTCAAATGTTTATAGATATAAACGAATATATGTTGAAAGATAGAGACGAGAGAAGAAATCATCTTAATCTTGATGATTTATGTATTGAAATAGGTGGAGATTCTAGACTGTTTAGAGGTTTATTAGCTCATCATCTTAAAACTACTGTAGGTGATAAAAAAGTTTATGTTTGTCATGCGTGTCATAATCATAAGTGCTCTAATCCAAATCATTTATATTGGGGAAATCCTACTGATAATTATATAGATCAAATTGAAAATGGGACATATCTTTCAATCTTTGAAAGAACTAAAAATAAATATGGTGAAGAAGAATATAAGAAAATGATGAAAGAAGCAGGTAAAAAAGGTGGAAAAGCCGGAGGTGGTCATAATAAGTTAGGCAAAGAGATTATTCAATCTAGAATATATGACTATTTTAAAGACCAAAGCACATGGGGTAAAACTGCTAGACTAAGTAAAAAATGGAATTGCAGTCATACACAAGTCAAAAGATTTGTTGATACATATATTAAATCTAATGGAGTATTATAATGATCGTATATTGGTCTGCATTTACAGACGTATTCAATGAGTCACTAGATACATTTTCCACATCGAGCTGTTGCCCAGAACCAGAGAATATCTTCAGTCGCATCTGCGACATGAACTTCATCGGCGAGCAGACAAAGATCAAGTACTGTCCAGCTGTAAAAGACTCCACTAAGAACGCGTACGCACTCAAGTTCCCATTTGAGTACGAGTTTACGATCGATCGAGAGAGCGAGAAGGTCGGCTCTGAGATGTACGATCAGAAGTTCTTCGACAACTATCTCCATCTTCGAAGCATCGCCGACGGTATGATTACGGCTAAGATCAGGTATATATTCTTCTGTGAAGAGTCTCTAGAGATCATGACGACGAGCCCGTACTTCGTCAACAACGACTTCACGAAGTCGGCTAGACTCATTCCAGGCAGGTTCAACATCGGTAAGTGGTTCAGACCGCTCGAGTGTGCCATGCTTATCGATCCCGCGGCTGAAAGGGTAAGACTCGCTAAGGACGACGACTACTGCTACGTGAACTTCCTAACTGACGAGAACATCACGCTCAAGAAGTTCGGACTGACTCCTAAGCTGGCTAAGATGATGTCAGAGAACGTTCTCCTCAAGGACTTCATCGGCATCAAGTACAGCCGCATGCCTTACTGGTACAAGTACTTTCAGGAGTCTAAGCAGCGAAGCACTATTCTGAAAGAGATCAAGAACAACCTTATGGAGGGATGAGTGAAGAGACTACTAATCGCTATCGCTATGTTTTCTACTCCCGCTCTAGCCGACGTCGAGCTGGTCGTCAGCAAGAAGCACCAGTCAATGGAGATCTATCAGGACGGTGAGCTGGTCGACGTGTGGCCTGTTTCCACCGCGCGGAAGGGTTACTACACACCCACCGGAACCTACTATCCATACTCCCTTCAACGTATGCACTACTCAAAGAAGTACGACAATGCGCCCATGCCGAATTCAATCTTTTTTAACGGCGGCTACGCTATTCACGCTACTCCTCATGTCAGTTACCTGGGTCGTCCAGCAAGTCACGGATGCGTCAGACTCTCCCCAGAAAACGCAGCAACGCTTTATGAACTAGTAAAAGACAACCGCAACGAAACGACAATCATTATCAAATAGGAGCGCTCAATGGGAAAATATGATCACTTCTTCTGGAACAGCGGCGCGATGAACTGGTTCGCCAGTAAGGTATCATCGCTAAACGCCTGGCTCTGGAGAAAACAATATGGACCGAAAGATTAATACATCACCATCTATAGCGTGGAACCTGAGATACGCTTTTGAGTACGAGGTCAACGGCATTCTACAACTGGACAATACAATACCTGAGAGCGATAAGAAGATCATAGAGTCTTATCTTCGAATGCGCATCAAAGAACTAAAGGACAAGTACAAGTGAACGAAGACTTTGCTAATGAGATAGAGGATCTAGTCTGGATGAAGGACATATCCTATACTGAGAGCGTTATAATGTGGTGTGAGAAGCACCGGTACGAGGTAGAGTCCATCGCCCTCCTGATCAAGAAAGATCCGGTGCTCAAGGCCAAGATCAAGGACGAGGCTGAGATAGCCAATATGCTCAAGACCAAGCGAGGGAGCCGCCTTCCAATATAAATAAGAGGTATTTTCAAAATACGGAGAGACCAATGTTCGTAGAAATAGTTGGTAGATCTGTGAAAACACCTCATAATATAGTAGAAAAAGCGGCTACATTCTTTGTCCAATATCTTCTCACCAAGAGACTATCAGAGACCATCAATCTTACCATAGAGTTCGAGAGGTTCTCTAAGGGCTGTAACGACTACGCGTACTGCGACTACACCGGCGACAACCATCGCCCAAAAGACTTCGTCATAACAATAGATAAGACTCTCAGTAAGAGAGAGACCCTCATGGCCCTGGCTCATGAGTGCGTACACCTTCGACAGTACGCTACCGGAGAGTTGAAAGACATATTCCGGCCCGTTAGAATGATCAAGTGGAGAGGAGTGAAGTTCATTGATGGAGAACTGGACTATTGGGATCAGGAGTGGGAGTGGGAAGCCTACGGTCGTGAGAAGGGTTTATACATTAAATTTATGGCGAGCTTGAAAGATGAACCCGTATGAGTGCTACAACGAATATCTTGCTCTAAAGAATCACTTCACAAAACCAGGTTACGACTATCAAAAGTACAACGGCAAGCTTCGAACCAAGGTAGACACGTTCCAGAAGAGAAAGGATCGTATCTTCTTTGAGAAGCTTGCCAAGCACGAGGACGTACATAACTTTCTGGTCGCGAACCTGGCTGAGAACCCTAAGGCGTGGATAAGAGATCTAGCGTACTCTCAGAAGGCTGAGGAGGTATATCAGAAGTGGCGTAAGAGAAACCAGTCTCTTGGATATATCTTCAAGAACGAAGTCGGCAGGATGATGACCCCGTTCAACGACAACTTTATCCACACAGACGGAGAGCACCCGCACTTTCTTAGAAACTACCTGAGCGGTAGAGTCTCGATGGAGACTTTCTGCATCATGCTAGAGCTTACCAACTCTAAGAAGTACTGGGACAAGAAGATGGCGTACGACCCTATATGGGACGAGATAAGCATGAGAGTGGATAAGTACACGCCGTTTATAAGGTACGACAAGGACAAGTTTAGAAAGATAGTAGTTGACATATATGGAAAAGAGTAGTATAATAAATAATATCGGGCGACACAAATGCCCTTTATACATCGCAACATACATCGCACATACAAGGAGATACATATGGACTTTAAGACGCTTAAATCATCCTCCGGCAACAAGTCGCTAGAGGCTCTAACTTCAGAACTCAACAAGATCACAAACCAAGAAGGTGGCGGTAAGAAGGGCGACGATCGCTTCTGGTCACCTACGGTAGATAAGGCAGGTAACGGTTATGCTGTTATTCGTTTTCTCCCTGCTCCCCCTAATGAGGATGTACCTTTTGTACGAATCTTTGATCATGGCTTCCAGGGTCCGGGTGGATGGTACATCGAGAACTCGCTGACCACGATCGGTAAGCAGGATCCAGTATCTGAGTATAACTCAAAGCTCTGGAATTCAACCACAGACGACAAGTCTCCAGAGCGCGAGCAGGCTCGTAAGCAGAAGCGCCGTCTGCACTTCGTATCAAACATCTACGTAGTCCAAGATCAGGCTAACCCAGCTAACGAGGGCAAGGTGTTCCTCTACAAGTATGGTAAGAAGATCTTCGACAAGCTCAAGGAAGCAATGGAGCCTCAGTTCGAGGACGAGTCTCCAATGAACCCGTTCGATCTATGGGCGGGTGCACCGTTCAAGCTTAAGATTCGCCAGGTCGAGGGCTATCGCAACTACGACAAGTCCGAGTTTGATAAGCCGGGTCCGTTGTCGAAAGACGACGATATGCTCGAGAAGATCTGGAAGTCGGAACACTCGCTCCAGGATTTCTTGAAGCCAGAGAACTTCAAGAGCTACGAGGAGCTCAAGGCTAAGCTCGTTAAGGTACTATCCGGCGACGCGACGGCTAAGGTGAAGAAGGCTGAGGAGGAAGATGTTCCATGGGCTCGTGAAGAGTCCGCACCAACCTTCAAGGCGACTCACGCGCCTAAACACTCTGGCAGTGAGGACGATGACGACGAGAGCCTAGAGTTCTTTAAGTCACTCGCTGGCTAAGATAAATTAGGGGAGCTTAAGCTCCCCTTTTTTTATGCATATGAAGAACCTATCAGCAGATCTTTGATAGACCTTGCCCAGTCTGGAGCGGATGCAGGAGAGCGATCTGGTCCACCGGTACCGATGCCAAGATTCTCAGCGACGACCTTTGGAGTGTGTCGCGTCTGTTGAAACCCTTGGTTCAATACTGGCGCAGATCCGGGTATGTGCTTTCCGACAGGGACATCAGCCATAGGAGCCGGCTCTAGATGCTTAGGTCTTATCGTTGGTTTTGGTATAGGCTTGTTGATATTATCTAATTCGTTCTGCGAAGGTCTAACAGGAGGAACTGGAACGTTGGCGACTACAGGCGGCGCCTGAACTTCAGCAGCCTCGGCTTCACCCATCCCAAACATATTACCAAACAGACCGCCGAGCAGCGGCATCGCCATGTTTAGTAACCCACTAAATCTTCCGGCGCCTGGGATCATACCCATCATTCCACCAAGCATTCCCATTCCACCCATACCAGGCATCATGCCACCCATTCCCATTCCTGGAGTCATAGGCGAACGCGGACCTATTGGCGCTTGTATCGAAGGTGATGGGCTCGGGGTGGCTCCTACAGTTGGTGCTGGAGCTCCGGCTGATCCTGGAGTAGTGGCGCCGGCTTTAGAAGTTGGAGTAGACGTGGGTTCACCACCGCCTCCCGCCATTTCGATATGAACAGGATCGCCTCTGACAGGTCTAGCGAGACCGTACTTAGACAACAGTCCCATAGAGTCTAACTCTTGAGCCTGCTTCGTATTGACGTCTATCGCCAGTCCTCTCTCGTGCTTACTGGTACCGGGAGGCGCGACTGGATTAGGATTACTAAATCTATTAGCCCACAGTCTCTCCTGCTCTGCTCTTGATCTTAGACCAGAAGTGACGTTGATGTATCTACCGGTCTTTTGAAAATACTCTGCAGCCGCTTTACCGAACGCTGTAGATAGAGACGAGTTGACTCCATCAAGAGACTTACCAACAAACGCTTTCTGCGTTGGTGATGCGTCCTGCTTGTTCTTTGTGTCTGAAGGCGTCGTGGCGCCAGTCGTTTCTGACGCTTTAGGAGTCTCAATACCCATCGCCTGCTCAGCGAATCTCTGACTCGCTCCATAGTGCTCTGCGCCGGGTCTTAAGAACCCGAATCCTTCTCTTGTAGATCCAGTAAATAGTCTAGAAGCTTCAGAAGCCGTCTTAGCCTGACGCAGTCTCTCTAGCTCTCCAGACTGAGACGTTCTTAACTCATGCGCTAGGAATTGGTAGTTGGCCTCGTCAGACGTTATGTCTAAACCTTTTTCCTTAGCGAAAGATTCGAACTCTCTTCTTCTAGGTCCGGTCCACTGCGCCCAACCATAACCGCCTCTGCCTGATCTAGGATTCTGCTCCTGCATGAGTCTAAAGCCGCCAGTCTCGGCTGCAAGACTACCAACGACACCGGCAGCCTGCTCTTTAGATATGCCAAAGTCTTTTTGGAGCCTTGCCATAATCGAAGGCGCCTTGTCTTTAAACGTGCCAGTTGCAGGTCCACCGGGACCCGTAGAGCCGGTTGAAGTAGTAAGATCAGTCTGCGGCGCCGGTTGGTCTCTTCTATCCCAAGGATTGACCTGCCCTCTTTTTCTCTGCTCTTCTGTTAGTTCGACACCGCCGTATCTAAAAGATCCTATGTCTTTTTGCAGCTGTGCGCGCCTGATGTCTTGTGATATCTCATTCTGACTCTTAGCTAGATGATGGCTCTCTTCGAACTCTTCTTTAGTCTTGCCGCCTAACATCGCCGGAATGCCGGTGCCGTACCAAGATCTTATCGCCTCGGTCAGTCCTGGTAGATTCTCTTGAGTCCAACCTATCTTTTTCTTTCCAGCCGAGAATATCTCACCGATGTTCTGACCGATATCGCTCTTGGTGAACTCCTTGATCTTTTCGTTTATGCCTGTGCCAATCTTAAGACCACCGTAGCCGGCGCCTGCAAATAATCCCATTCTGCCGAGCGTTGCTAGTTCTTTAAGAGCCTGCTGCTTAAACGAGAGTGCGTCTGCCTTTTCTCCTCTTCCGCCAACGCCAAGACCTTCGTTGTGCTTAATATCTCTATCAATCTTGTCAAGCTTTTCAACGAGCTCGTCGTCTTCGCGCTTCGTCAGTTTCTGAAGTTTCTGTACTTCGAGTAATAGCTTCTTTTGAATGTCTATTGAGTCAGTTAAGAGCTGCGTGGTAGACTTTTGAAGAGTACCGATACCGGTATCGATATTCTTCATCGCCTTCTCTATAGCGCCAAATGCAGCCTTCTGATCTTTAACGGCGCTAGATAGGTCTTTAAGAGACTTCATCGACGACGGATCCATAGCCTGAGCTGCTTTTCTAAAGTCGCTAGTCTTTATTGGATCTTTCTTAACGGCCTCTTCATAGGCCTCTCTTAAGGCCTGATTAGCCGATATGTCGCTGAATGGTATATTTCTCTTGGCTGCCATATGTTACCTGTTCTGTAGACTCTTTTGTCTTTCTTCTTGATCTTTAATAAAGTTCACGAGCATAGTAACATAGACGTCTCTCTCAAAGGGCATAAGATTTTCAATCTCTGTGATTGAATATTTATGGTGCTGCGCCAAACTGAACACTGTCGAGAAGTAGTTGTCTAGTGTGTTGTGGTTTAGCGCAAGGTAAAAAAATCATTTAACGAGTTGAGTTCAATCTTTCTATCATGTTCTAGCGAATTCTTATACTCGATGGTGTACTTGAGCTTTGGAATATTAAGAAGGAACTCTCTGATCTTATCGAAGGTCTTGATATCGAGATCTTCAAGGAACGTTCTAATATTCTCAAAAGTGTAGTCTTTCATCTCGTACACCGTCTCTTCTTCGTAGACCTTGTCGATGCAGCGAACGATTAGTTCAAAGATGTAGTCTTTATCGGCGCCGATCAGGTCCTTGTCGTCGTAGAGACTGGCCATAGGATACTTGAGCACTATGCCGGACGTCTTTGTGACCTCGATCTTGTTGTTGGTGTCTTTAGGAAATTCAATCTCTACGCTGTTCAGGTCCACCTCGAAGTCGTATACCTTCTCGTCCTCAGCGTCTTTATAAGATACCTTCACGACGTTGTCCACCGACATGGCTCTAAGCTTTAAGAACACGTACTCGAGATCAAAGATAGCGAGCTTGTCCACGTCGAACTTGTCGTCGACCGCGCAGTTGTTCACGACCTGCTTGATCGCGTGGAGGATATCAGAAGGAGAATCACCTTCTTTAGCGATGAGTAGAATCTTCTCTTCTCTGACGAGAAATGGTCTGAACTTGAACGACTTATTAAGCGAAGGTACTTTAATACTGTTAACAGGATAATTAAGTTTCGGTAGAGACATATTATACTCCAATCATTTAACCAGTTGGTGTAGATCCATTCTGAGTAGCAGGAAATAATGTTGTAGGATTCTGAAGAGGTTGCGGTTGAGCCCCAACGATGTTAGAGCCGGCACCCATGATGGTGAACTCCTTGAAAGTAAATCCTACGGTGATTCTTAGCATGTTGTTGTTGTCACCCCATGCCAGCTGTGTGTCGTTGATAGAAACTGGAAACGCGTCATACATGTTGATGGTCTGAATATCGTTTCCAATAACGTCGTATATCGTTATCGATATCTGAGTCGCGTAGTTATCTTTATATTCTAACTGATAAGAAGGAAGGCTGTTGAGCGCCCCTGAAGATCCACTAGCGTTGTCGTTGCCGGCAAAACCAAATATCGATCTAATCCAGAGATACCAGAAAGTCCAGATATCGCCATATCCGTCAGAGATGAAGGTTATAACGTTGTCGGTGTAGTTAGCGTTGTACGGCATCGCCTGTCTAACACCCATACCGTAGCGATACGTGTCGTTGGTGAGTAGTGTGACGCCTGGCGCTTTGACCTGTTCTGCTCTAAAGGTGAGCAGGTTTGCTATACCACCCTGATTCACAGCGCCGTTCTGGTTTATGTTCATCTGGCCCTGCATGACGTCCGGGACTGCTATGACCACCTTGAATCGATTTGTCTGCAGGTAGCCGTTACGAGCGAATCCGGACTTAAATGTGTCTATGTTAAACATGCGATTTACTTACCGATTCTTTATAAACTTGAGTTGCGCTGACAGAAATCTGAGAACCAGAGCTGGTAGTCTTAACAAACTTCTGTGTCGGAAGCATTAATGCTACATTCCACTCATCTGGCGCGATGTATAAGAAGTTAGATCTGACGTGGTTGAACAGGTACTTCTTAACGCACGGTCTAAAGAGATTAAATCTTGCAGACGTATTCAATATGTCGTATGATATCTTCAGTTTAGTAGTCTTATCTTGCTTATCGTTATTTATTAGTGTAAACAGAGCGTCCATCAGTTTGGCCCTAGCCAACGGTGGTAGGTAGTGAAGGTTGATTCCTAGAAAACCGTCGTTGTGGTACTGGATAGGAAACACGAGCGGGTACACGTCGTAGTATGGAAGCTTGTCTTTGAGCTTTGGGTCGTAGGTAAACATGTACATCTTACCTATCGACGTCTCTGATAGCTTTACTAGTCTTTTGAATGGGCTTTTGGTGTTTAGTATCTCAGGCGTGTTGACGCGATTAACGCCGAGCGCTAATTTTCTAAACCAATCGACCGAATTCTTCTGGTCTGACTGCAATTTAGCAGTAGACTGGTTTAATAGTTTTTGAAAGACTATGTCCATTTAATTTCCAAAGTTAGATACATCATATTTATATTAAAATTTGATACCCAGTTCTTTCTCTGTCAGTATGATAAACTCGTATCCTCTGTCCTTGCAGTACTCCTCAGCCGCTTTCCACTTGGCTGAGTTCACGCCCCACGTCATCACCTCCTGTATGTATTTTCTAGACTTGCTCTCTTTGATCATCGGCGGCTGGGTCTGGGCGTGTGGCTTTACCTCTATCAATATAGTCCTAGTCCCGCCGTCCGGCTTCATGAGCTTGGCGCAGAAGTCGACAAAGTAGCGATGCCACCTGCCGTCGACTGGAGACTTATATGGTATTATTGTCTCTTCAGACTGCCACCATATGACTTTAGGATCGTCGTCTAGACGCGTCATCACCATGAGCTCCCACCGAGAGCGATACACAATATTTGTAGGATCGCCTTTATACTTCTGTGGATTCTTTGGTTTAAATTTTCCCTTGTATGTTCTCATTCTATCTCTCAGATACCATATAAATAACTAATAAAATATTTAGTAGCAAGGAATATCATGGCAGGAAATCCTCCTACAGCTCCATCGTATACAAACGCATCATATACATTTCCGAGTGATTTGGCTGACGACAGTAAGCAGTACTGGATGATGTTCTCGTTCTATGAGTATCAGAGATCAGATCTATCACAGGTCGCACAGCTTCAGTTTGCCGGTGGTGGTACCAGCGTAGCGTTGCCAATGCCTGATAGAATAAACGACAATCCGACTATGAACTGGCAGTCTGAGAATCTAATAGACACCGCCGGTGATCTTGCGAGCATGGTCGCGGACAAACTAGATCTAAGCACGGTATCTACTGCCCTCGGTGTGGGAGCTAAAGCGCAGAGCGTCGCTAGTTACTTTTCTGGCCAAGTAATTAACCCATTTATGGTCATGCTGTTTAAGAGTCCAGAATTTAAAGACTTTCATTTTACTTGGCTCTTATCACCTAGAAATGAGAAAGAAAGTAGAGATCTCCAAAACATAGTACAATCTTTTAGATACTACATGATGCCAGATTCTGGCATTGGAGCCGGAACACTAGGATCTAACGGCGCTACTCTCAAGTATCCGTATTTAGTCGTACCGCGTTTCTTTCCAGATAAGAATCTATTTGAAATGAAGCCGTGCGCCATTAGATCGGTAAACATAGACTATACAGGTGCTGGTATGCCGGCATTCTTTAGAAGCTCACAGGGTCCGGCGCAGGTAAGACTTACAGTCAACTTGACAGAAGTAGAGTACTGGATCAGAAGCGATATGCAGCCGCCATCAGGATAAGGTAGTACAATGCCGCAAAGATATTTTAGTATGTTTCCGACAACGACATACGCAAACAATAAAGTAGTAGACATTACCGAGCGCGTTGTATTTACAGACAACACGCTGAAGAATCCTTACGTCTTCTATCCATACGATCTAAATGAGTACGAGAGACCGGATCAGTTTGCGAATAGGTACTACGACGACGCTTTCTACAGCTGGCTCCTGTACCTGTCTAACAACATGATCGATCCGTACTACAATTGGTATCTCACATATGATGAGTTTAACGCGTTCATCGTAGCAAAGTACGGCTCTATAGAATCAGCGCAGTCCAGAATTAAATATTTTAGAAACAACTGGGCCGGAACTGACCCTATAAGCATTTCAGCTTACAACGCCCTTGCGCCTCAGGCTGTGAATTTCTGGGAGCCGCAGTACGGTCTAAATGGAAGCGTGATCAGCTACGTAAGAAAGCAAGAAGACGTAATCATAAACACGAACAGCATCGTGTCGTACACTCTTGATACCTCTTCTAACGCAAACGCGTTTATGATGGACGAGCTCTGCACGATTCAATTTAATACTAATCAGACCGGTACTGGACAGGTACTATTCGCTAATGGCAATAGTCTATATCTCCAGCACGTGTTTGGTTATGAGGTAGCTAACACTCTAGTGCAGTTCCCAGAGTCGTATGGAATTAAAGACGAACTTAACGACTACATAACTGATGAGACGAGCGCCTATATCGTTCAAGAACAGCAGTACTATGGTCCTACATACATCTACGGACATCAGAGCGGCGCGAACATCGGATTCACTGCCGCGGTGACACTAGTAAATAACTTTGACGACGCGACAGCTGCATACTTCTCGCCTGTCAACTACTACGACTATGAGAACGAAAAGAATGAGAGCAAGAAGACGCTGAACATTCTCGATAGCGCTTACGCTAAGACTGTAGCTCTAGATATAAAGGCTCTGTTGAAGTAACATGGCATCATATACACCAGGTGATATCGATATTCAAAAGTTTGAGATAAGTTCCGACAGAGGTACAATGGACTTCAACGGAAATGGAATAACTATACTCAGCTTTAATACTTATGAGAGCGTACTAGACCATCATACGTATGCAGACGTGATCGTACTAGACTCGCAAGATATTCTTGGTCAAAACAAGCTCGCCGGCGATGAGAAGATAAAGATAAGCTTTAGCACTCCTGGTGGAGACTCACCCGCCAGCTTTAACTTTATGATGGTAGAGAACGCTAAGCTGCTACACACCGGCGCGATGAAGGCAAAGACATATGAGCTTCGTATGGTGTCTCCAGAGCTGCTCAAGGCTCAGAAGAACGTAGTCAATAAGAGCTACAACGATCAGACGTCGAACGTAGTCAAAGACATACTCAAGAACTACACCGGCACTGAAGACGAGATAGACATCAGACAAGAGACTAACGGTAAGCAGATATTTCGTGCGAACAGCAAGAAGCCGTATGAGGTAATTAAGAAATTAAGAAACCTACACGTGTCTCAAGACTATCAAAACGACGGATCTGCATTCGCACTCTATAAAGGAAGAAATCAGTCCGGCGATCAGGTTAACGTATTTACTACGTTCAAGAAGATGATGGACGACGACATGGGTCTTGGATTTACGTACAAGCAGGACCCGACCGTCGGCAGCAAGACCACGTCAACGTCTGACGATTATAAGAACATAATAAACTTCTACGTTCCTACGTCATTCTATACACCATTAAGATATAATTCTACACCTTCTCAGAGCGTGTACTGCGCCGCTTCAGGCAAGCAGGTAAAGAAAGACTTTACTAAGAATAATAACTTCCAACTGCCGACCGGACAGTCTCCAATATCTCAGCAGCAGGCGTCTGACGTCTCGTCTGTCACTGTTGAAGAGAAACCAATGGACGCGCACATAGCGTATGATAAGGCTAACGTTCCTAATCAGACATACATCGCAGAGTCCCTTCCATACAAACACGCGATGGCCGCAAGACTTACTAACGACAAGGGTTGGATGGAAGTGAACGGCAACTCTAAGATAACAGTAGGCCAGACATTTGACATAAATATACCGAATAAGTCTGCGTTCAGTGATGGTAACGCTGAGACTCAGATAACCGCGAAGGTTTTGGCTGTTAACGTTAGAAACAAAGTCAATCCCGCTGGATCAAAACCGCGTTGGACCACGATAGTAGAGTTCATTAAAGCTGGGTTTGATGAGGGAGTTAGTTAATGAAGTATTTCATCGGTGAAGTCAGAAGTCTAAAAGACCCATGGCAGTCCGGAAGAATTCAAATAAGAATATACGGCTTTCAAGACGACGAGCAGAGCACTAAAGACGAGCATCTCGCTTGGGCGCTACCTCTACAACCAATAACTTCAGCAGCTACGCGCAAGATCGGCAAGTCGCCAACAGGCATGATCGTAGGATCCAGAGTAATGGGATTCTATATGGACGAGGAGCATCAGCATCCCGTCATACTCGGAACGTTCGCGCGCGCCGGTAAATTAAAAGATGAGCAGAAGAATACCGGCGCTAATAACGACATCGATAATAAGTACAACGACGTTCCTACTCACGCATTAGATAATCCTGATCCTCCACTTAACCCGTTCTCGATACTAACAAGATCATCTTCGTCTGACTCACAGAACCTGTTCAAGCTAACGCCAGACGCTTCTGAATATAATAAAGCAGATTATAAGTCTAGTGAAGATGGAAAAGAACTAACAGGCGAGGCGAAGAAGAAGTATTCTAGTACTGCAGAACTTCCTACGACTGCTAGTGTGAGTAAGAATAAAGCCTCTGATATATTCAGCATGCTTCAGTCTATAGACCCTAGCAATAAAAGCGGAGCCCTACTACAAGCGCCACAGAGTATTCAACGGCTATTACAACTGTCCAATATGACTAGCATGAGTGGCATAAATGGCTTGACAGGAATGGGTATGGGTGGGGTACTCGGTCAACTGTCAAACCAGTTTGGTCTTGGACAGATCACAGGCATGCTCAGCGGTATGCTCGGTGGATTGATGAGTGGATCGGGTGGTGGAGGCGGTGGTGGCGGTGGAGGAGGTGCCGGACTGGGTTCGCCTCAGATCGGTGGCGCTGATGGTAACTACTATACGTACTACGTTCCACAGACTATTGGTCAGGTGGCTGCCACAGTCGCTGATATTTTGAGCATGGTAAGTAATACAGTAACACAGAGTTCTCAAATAGCTAGTCTATCAGATTACGATAAAGAAGCTTTGTATACTGCTCTACTTGATCTTATGGACAGGGTCGATATAACTCCAAATTATACTACGACTGTTACTGCAAACGTTTCAGCTAACGCGTTCTACGTTACGACTCCACCATTCAGCGGGATCACACCTACAGAAATCATCAACGGTGTTCCTGTGTCTGTAGTAACAACAGTGACTCCATTAAATCCTGCAGTGCTACCTGGCGCGTTGATTGACATGTCTGAAGTTCCTAATAGCTACTTTCAGGTGTTCACATACTCAAGCACGGATCCATATCCTGGTTATATTGAGTGGGAAGGTCCAAATGGAGAGATAGTGTTTACTCCTAGACCGCCGAGTCAACCATATGCCGCGACGCCAAACGAAGACGCAGTGAACGCGGGAATTAATATATTACTAGACGATCTGACTAAACTCGTAAAGGTAAATCAGACTACCCTAGTGGCGGTCACAGGTCTACTCACAAACGCAAGATCTGCAGTGCAGTACCAAGGCAACCAACACTCACTCGGCAATAATTCTAATATGAATATAATGGGAATGCTCATGCAGCTACTAGGTCTGCTTGGTCAGTTGATCCAGCAGTCGCAGCAGCAGCACCTGCCTAAGTCTGTACTAAACCAGGGTAAGATGCAAAAGACTCTAGAGAATGCCTCAAAGCAGATGGGTTATGCAAAACAGAAAAAGAATTTAGCGTCCGCAGCAGTTAAGACTAAAAATCAAAAACCAACAAGTAATTTTAATCCACAAAATATACAAAGTTTCTTAGACAATATAAAATCAAATAATTCAGCCGGATCTGGAAATCCAACAGCATGACGTCAGCTAATACCAACCAGAAGCTACCGAACACCGATATCCAAGTGACGTATCCTTGGGCGTCTGTAGAGCAGACGATGTGTGGTCATGAGCACATCTGGAACAACACGCCAAACAACGAGCTAATTAGAGTCGCTCACCAGATCGGTACGTTTAAAGAGTGGGGTGCAGACGGCGCTGAGAGAAAATTAGTAGCTAATACTTCGTATAAGGTACACGCACAGGGTAAGTCTGATTCCACCGAAGGTCCTCGTGATAATATGTATGCGTCTTCTCTTAGACGCATCATATTTGGCGGAGACCACACCGAGGGCGATAAAGATTCAACGTCAGCGTTTAAAGGAAACCTGCTCCATTTCACTGGACTAGAGAAGCACGAGTATCAAGGCTCGGGTGATATCTATAAAGGCGGTCAAGACGATCACGTCATGCACGTCGGGTCTGATTCAAATACGACCAGTCATCACGCTTATAACGCCGGCGATCAAACGCAGTGGACAGGCGGTAACTTCTATAGTCAAGTGGCTGGTGAGTTTGGACTATATCTTCCTGGCGGCAACATGGACATGCAGCTGGACAAAGGTCAGTATAGACTCGCGGCGCAGGGAAACGTCCAGGTAATATCTAATTCGACTATAAATACTAATTCTAGTTCTGATACGAATATGACGTCAAATGCTAAGTTTGTAGTCAGCTCTTCAGGACAGATGAATTTAACGAGTAATTCGTCTATATCTATAACCGGTCAGAATGATATTACTATTACTTCACAGTCTACTATTACGTTGAAAGTTGGTTCTGCATCTATTAAAATAACTAGTTCTGGTATTACTATCGACGCCGGCGGTGGTAACGTTGATATTAAGGGTCATCCGACAAAGATCAACGGTGGCGGCATGTCTTCACCACCAGTCACATATCCATAGGGACAAAAATGGCAGTCACAAGAGCAGATACCTATACTTCTTCAAAGCAAAAGAAGATATTCTTTTCAGACTTTCTGGACTCGTTTGCCGCGTCTCCATACGGTGGAGCCTTAGCGATAACGCAGAATGAAAATTCTGTGAAACAGTCTGTAAAGAATCTAGTACTAACGAACGTCGGCGAGAGACTGTTTCAACCTAACATTGGAACTAACGTAAATAGAAGCCTGTTCGAGCCTAACGACGCGATCACTCAGGTAAACCTGCAGCTGTTCATCGAGAACACAATAAAGAACTATGAGCCTAGAGTGAACAACCTATCTGTCTCTGTAGTTCCATCAGACGAGCAGAACTACCTAAAGATAAACATTATTTTTTCTGTAATAAATAATCCTAATACTCCAGTTAATCTCACAATAAACCTAAAAAGAGTCAGATAAATGGCCGCAAATAGTAGTCTTAATCTAACATCGCTTGACTTTGATACTCTAAAGAGTAACTTCGTTACTTTCTTACAGTCGCAGAACACATTTAAAGACTACGATTTCTCTGGCTCAAACATGAACGTCCTACTCGACGTCATGTCTTACAACAGCTTCTTAAACTCGTTCTACCTCAACATGGTAGCTTCTGAGATGTTTCTTGATTCAGCTCAGAAATTAAACTCTGTCGTGTCTCACGCTAAAGAGCTGAACTATCTTCCGCAGTCTAACAGATCTTCAGTCGCGTTCATTGGATTCACTATCAACGCCACTGGAATAAGCGGTAGCTTTTCTATTCCAAAAGGCGCGGTGTTCGTAGGGACTAATTCTAATGGTACATACGCATTTACGACTGCTGAGAATACTACTTATGTATCACCAAATAGTACTTTTACTGTCGCTAATCTCGCTATCTATGAGGGTACGTTCGTAAACGACTCATACATCGTAGACTATACCAATCCTACACAGAGATTCATCCTCTCTAATCCAAACATCGACATCACCAACACGAGTCTGTCGGTGTCCGTATCACAGAACAACGGTCAGACTAATACGATATTCAATCAGGTATCTACACTCTACAACCTCAATTCTAATTCTAACATATACTTCTTGCAGCCGGCGCAGAACGGTCAGTACGAGCTGGTATTCGGTGACGGCGTGCTCGGTACGATTCCTCAGAACGGCGCTGTAGTAACTGCTAACTATAGAATAGCACACGGGCCTGAGGCTGACGGAATATCAAACTTCACGTGCAGCCAGAATCTAGGCACGTTCAACGGTGGGCAGGCGACACTCTCTACTATCGTCGCTTCTTCTAATTCTTCTTCAGGCGGTCTTGCAGAATCGATAGAAACTATTAGATTCAGAGCGCCTCGATACTTTGCGACTCAGCAGAGAGCCGTCGCGACTGACGACTACGCCTCTCTCGTCCTTTCACAGTTTGGCGGTGAGATCGCAGACGTTAATGTATACGGCGGTGAGACTATCACGCCTGCACAGTTCGGCAAGGTCGTAGTCTGCGTCAAGCCAAAGGGTGTGAACAACCTCATCGCTCCTGACTATCTAAAAAACAGTATCGTTAGCTACCTACAGAACTATACTTCAGTCTCCACGAGAGTGCTAACGTCTGATCCAGACTATCTCTATGTAAAAGTAAACAGCACCGTCCAGTACGACACCACACTAACTAGTCTTTCACCATCTGACATCTCCAGCGCCGTGCTACAGACTATTATAAACTACAGCAACACTAATCTCGGCATATTCAACAACGACTTTAGATATAGTAGATTCGTTAACGATATCGACAACACAGACGTGAGTATAGTCAGTAATGATACTTCTGTGATTTTAGAAAAACGATTCTCGCCTACACCCGGCGTAGCGACTACGACCGTTCTTGAGTTCAACAACGCAGGTGAGAGAGAAGGCACGTACTACGGAAAGACTTATCCGGACGAACCTACTGTATACTCTACTTCATTCACTTACACTGACTCTCTAGGTAATGAGTATACTGACTCCTATCTAAGAGATGACGGCAACGGAAACATAATAGTCTATACAGTAAATAATAATAACTTCGTTACTATAAATTCAAACGTCGGAAGCATAAACTACGATACCGGCTTAGTCACTATAAACAACGTCATGCTTAACTATACCGGAACTTATATCGCTGTATACTACATGCCAGTCAGTAAAGATTTATATGCCAGTGTAAATAAGATTCTACTCATCGATCCAAATGACGTAATCATCAGCGTCATAAAGAAGCAAAACTAATAATATGCAATTCGATATAGAAAAATATATCAGTCCACTAATCCAGTCGCAGTTCCCTGCTTTCTACGAGGCCGAGGGTCCTAACTTTATACTATTCGTAAAAGCGTACTATGAGTGGTTAGAAGAAGACGGAAACGCAGTAGGTGAGGCTAGAAACCTATTCGACTATAGAGACATCGATAACACTCTTACTGAATTTCTATCACACTTTCAACAGAAGTATCTATACGGTATACCGTTTAACGTAATCGCTAATAAACGACTGCTTCTTAAACACATATTTGACGTATATCGATCAAAGGGATCGCTACAGTGTTATAAGCTATTATTTAGACTTATCTACAACGAAGACATAGATATCTATAATCCAAGCTACGATATCTTTATTCCTTCAGACGGTACGTGGACTGAACCAAAGTATATTGAAGTTAACTATAGCCCACTGTTGAAGTCGTACGTCGGTCAACAGGTCGTCGGTCTCAGCTCCGGCTATACGGCGGTCGTCGAGAGCGTCGTTCAAGAGCCGATCAATAAGAATATAGTCTATACGTTAAATCTTTCTAACATCAAGCCGGTAAAAGCTGAGTTTATCATCGGCGAGAAGATAGTTCTTGCGAATCAAAACGTATCCGCGGAAGACATCGTTGCGGCGCCAAAAGTTCTTGGTTCTCTCAACTCTATTCAAGTAATCAACGGCGGCCAGGGATTCAACGTCGGCGATATTCTGGCGATCGCACACACCGACATCAGCACCGGTAACGTAATATCATACGGCATCAACGGCTCTGTTAGAGTAAGTAGTCTCTCACGCGGCTTTGGCTCTATCAACTTCGATATCACCTCTGGTGGTTTTGGATACACCACTAACTCTCTATCTTTTACGTATCCATATTTCTCCAACTCATTTGCGATAACAGCAAATACCAAAGGCTTTGATAATACTCTCGATACAATCAGCATACCAAACGCTAATACTTACTTAGCGGTGAACACGCAGGTATACTACGAAGTACCAAATGGAAACACCGCGATAGCAGGTATGGGAGCGAACGTCAACTACTACGTGGTAGCATCAAACAGCTCTACCGTTACTCTATCTAGCACTCTAGGTGGTGGTCCTGTCAACATTACGGACACTAGAACTACTAACCCAGCAGAAATTCATTATCTATACATCGGTACTCCAATCAAGGATCACCAGAGCAACGGCGTGCAGGTCGGTGCTAACGCGTCGTTCTCTGTCGGCGCTCTTACTTATGTACAAGAGCTTTCATATAATACAGATCTGATATGCGACTACTATAATAATCAGTTAAATGCTCTGACATTCAACTTTCCTATAAGTTTTGCTGGAAATATATCTGCGAACTTAAGCGACTGTCTGTCGTTTGATACTAATTATTTTGGATCTATATCATCGCTCACGAACCTAAACACCGGTAACAACTACGCACAGCAGGCGTACGCTACTGCAGCGGCTACACAACTCTCTAACCCTCTTCCCGGTACTGTAACATACGCGCCCACTGCAAACGTGGTGCAGGGTGTCGGTACTGCATTCACCTCATACTACTCAAACGGCGACGTTATCGTCATCAGGGCGAACGCCGGCTTCGCATATACTGAAGAAGCGATCGTAATCAAACAGGTCGTGAACGACAACTACATCGAGCTCTGGGGTCCACCGACATACGCGTCTGCTCCTACCGCACAGTATAAAATGGCGCCGCAGATCATACTATCACAGTTTACGTCTTATGATCCAGTCATAACTTCAGCTGTTAATTTCTCTAAGAGTCTTGCTGCAAAGATAACGGCGGCGCCTTCTATTGGTGCTAACGTCGTTAGTACAGTTGGACCGGTTAATTCTGGTAAGGGTTATGTAGACACTGAGTTCGTTACGCTATATCTGACAAGAGGTATAACGACTCCGACTGTATTAGTCGGTGGTTCTGGATACGTAACAGGCGATCCTCTAATCATCACCGGCGGCGGCACGACGTCGCAGGCTAGAGGTACTATCATAGCTGGCTCCAACGGAGCTGTCGTTGGAACGACTCTAACCTACGCAGGTTCTGGCTACACGACGATACCATTCATAAGCGTTAAATCAAAGAACGGCAAGGGCGCTGCTCTGACGACTACGATCTCCGAATTCAACACTCTCAGCCAGGTGACTGGAAGAGTGACGAAGTCAGGAACCGGTAAAGGACAGGGATACTGGTCTACATCTAGGAGCTTCCTAAGCGCTGATAAATATCTACAAGACAGCAACTACTATCAAGCCTTCTCTTATGAGATACAGGTACCTCTTACACTCGATAAATATAAAGATATCTTATACAATACTTTCCACGTAGCTGGAACTCGGCTTTTCGGTAAGTTTTCTGACACGATGGTTGAAACTGAACTGTTTGTTCCAGTATTTGAGAGCACGAGTCCAGAAATCACGTTGATAACAGACGAGTTACTAAACAACGTCATACCTGATATTCTCGAAACAGAAGACGTCCAGGGTGATCTACCAATTCAACAAGAACAGAATTAATAGTGAGAATCTATGGGAAATATACTACCCGGCTTTAAAGCTAGTATCGTAAACGATCTAATAACTAACATCACGTCTGGTACTGACTCACTATACGCGTTTGCGTCTAATCCAGTAGCAGTTGCAAACGGTGGTGTTAACGCTCAACACTACGGCGATTATGATATGTACTTTAATACCCTATGGACCATGACCATGGGTAAAAAGCTATCTAATAACGACGTCAAAGCGATGATCGTCAACAACCCATGGGTCAACAACCAAGTATACGCTCGCTACGACAACAACTCAAACGTGTATGCAGAAGCCGCTGGCACCTATACCAACACTAACTTTTATGCGGTGGTCCCTCCTGGCACTTACGGCGGTGGTTATAACATCTATATCTGCATCGATAACAACGGCAATTCTAACTCCACAGTCACGCCGACGCAGGTACAGCCTACGACGTTCCAGACCAGCGACGGATATCTTTGGCGATACATAACGACTGTCAGCGCGGTAGATTATACTAGATTCACTTCTACCACGACTCCGATTGCGACTTTAGACAACACCGCGGTCAGCGTCGTTGGAAACTATATACCTGTATATCCAAATACGACTATATCTTCTGGCGCTTTCGTATACTCAGGCGTAGACGTCGTGTCTCTAATCAATTCCGGAAACGGATACATCAGCTATCACGATGGATACGTTCGCGGTATCGTGAACTCAACTGTTATTCAGATCGAGTCTTCTTCTACAGATCCTCTCAACCCTCCGTCTGTCGATAAAGACTTCTATACTAACAACGGTATCTATATCTATAATACTACTACGGCCACGTCTCAATACTTTGGAGTAGCAGGATACCTGTCAAACACGATCGGCGGCGTACAGGTCAACCAGATAACCCTCGACGCACCTGCTAACACATTTAACATTACTCCTGGTGTAACACAGTATAAGATCTCTCCAAAGATAGTATTCCAGACTGATGGAACGAGAGACCCTGTAGCGTACTCTGTAATTAACACGACTTCTAATTCTATCAGCAACGTCGTCATCATCGATCCAGGTTCTCAGATCACCTGGGCCAACGTAACGATTCAGAGTAATACAAGCTATCCTAATACTTCAAGCGGCACGAGAGCGAGTGCGTATGCGATCGTTCCACCTCCGGGTGGTCATGGATATAACATCTATCGCGAACTAAAAGTTTCTGCTATAGGGTTCGCATTTAACTTTGCGAACAACGAGTCTGGAAACGTAGTAACTACAGGCACCTATAATAAGATCGGCATAATGAAGAATCCTTATGCTAGTAACTTAACCACGAACAGCGTAGCCACTACGATAACTCGAGGTTCTCTCTATACTAACGCCGCGTTCAATCAGGTACTAATTGCAAACGTCACATCACAGGCTACTGCGTTTACGGTTGGATCGCAGGTATCAGGTATCACCAGCGGTGCGCTCGGCGTAGTGATGTTCTCTAACAGCACGCAGATCGGGATAGTCGGCGATAAAAGCTTCATCCAACAAGAGACTATTACCGATGGAACTCATACGGCCAATCTTTACTATATAAATACATATGGTAACATATACGCCAAAGACTGCGACGTCCTCTATACACAGAATATCAGCGACGTCGTTCGATCAAATAGCCAGACAGAGAGCTATAAACTAATAATCCAAGTCTAACTGATGGAAGAATAAATGCCTTTAAATACCGATTTAAACGTCTCTCCTTATTTTGACGACTTTAACGCCAACAACCAGTATTATAGAATTCTGTTTAAGCCGGGTGTAGCAGTCCAAGCACGTGAGATGACACAGCTGCAGTCGACGCTTCAAAATCAGATTGAGAGCTTTGGCGACTGGGCATTTAAAAACGGTGATATCGTCTCTGGCTGTACTATTACAGATATTCCAATCCTTCCATATGTTAGAATTTCAGACTATCAGGCAAATGGCGCAACGTTCGACATCACGGCTCTTCCAAACTCGCAGGTCATATGTCTGACTTCTAACCTACAGGCTAGAGTGCTGTTCTCTAACACCGGTCTTCAGACTAACTATCCTGCGACGAACATTATATATCTGAAGTATCTCAACACCGGCGTCAACGGTGAGACGCGTTTTGGTAACACTGACCAGCTGACTTTCAACAGCGCCGGCAACACGGCAAACGTCATCGCGACTGTTAACGTATATCCTAATACGACTGCCGGGTATGTGACTACAGGTAACGCACACGGCATCTATCTAACAGACGGTGTGGTGTATCTATCCGGTACGTTTGTTAAAGTACTAACACCTACATATGGTCTAGTCAACGCATATGGTCTTGCAGCCGGTAACAACGTCGTAGGATTCCAGGCGACTGAGACCATCATCAACTCAAACCAGGATCAGTCTCTTCTCGACAACGCACTCGGCTATCCTAACCAGAACGCTCCTGGCGCAGATCGTCTTAAGATCTCTCCTACTCTCGTTTCGCTCGATCCAAACACTGCAGCTAACACGGTTGGGTTCAATCCTATCGCGACTTATAACTATGGTTCTCTTGTATCTAAAGCTAAAGCTGGATCTAACTTATATTCTATCGTCGGCAACGCTATCGCTAAGAGAACCTACGATCAGTCTGGTAACTTCGTAACTAATCCATTCGTAATTGATACTGTCACAGACGTTCCTTCCGGAAGTCTTCCTTCTATTGATGCTAATACCGTATATGGTAGAGTCAATCCTGGTTCAGGCTACGCTCTTGGTCAGTCTGTAGGTAACGATCGCGTATTCTACATCAACATGAGAAGAGGTGTAGACACTAACGTAAACAAGCAGCAGCAGATTACGTTTAACTACGGCGGCTACTACATCGTAAAAGAAGTAGCAGGCACGTTCCCATTTAATAAAGCGCAATCTGTAGACTTGTATAACGCGCCACTACAAGCCGTTACTAATAGAAACTTCTCAAGTCTTACTCCTATCACTTCTGGTAGTACTACGACCATCACACAGGGATCTACTGTAGCGACTAAGATTGGTACTGCACAGCTCAGATGTTTTACGTATAACTCTGGATTCGTTGGCGCAAATAACACGCTGTATAACCTTCATATGTTCAACATCCAGATGAGCAATGGTTACAGCGCTAGTCAGATTGCTTCTATATTCTATAACGGTTCTCCCGCTGCAGTAGCTGACGTTGCCTCTGGAAGTTATCTTGGCGTCGGTGCTTCACAGCTTTTCTCGTTTGGCGTACAGGGTGTTAAGAACTTAAGAGACAGCAGCAACAACAATAATTCAGAATATGTTTATCGCACGGTACAGTCTAGCAGCATCACTGGAACTGATTCAAACGGTAATACGATCGTAACTATCACTACATCTTCGACGGGTGGTACTGACATACTTCCATACGGTAACGGCATATTGTCTACTCTAGATGCAGCGACGATAAACTTAATTGCTACCGCAAACGTAGACACGACTGCCCTATCCGGCACTGTATCCGTATCAAACTCAAGTACACTCGTGACCGGCTCCGGCAGTACATTCACTCTCGTGTTTAATCCAGGAGACCAGATCAAAGTAGGTTCTACTATTAAGACAGTTAATAACGTCGTTAATAGTACTGCTCTATATGTGGATTCGACATTCCCGTCTACCCTCGGCGGTCAGACATACTATAAGAGTATACTCAACGGTAAGATCATTCCTATCCAGAGCAATCTTAACAATCCATTTGGTTACGTCACAGTCACCAATACGACTTCATTTACTATCACTACGAATCTTAACTTGCAGAGCAGCTGCCCAGTCAACGTCGTATTTGACGTAATGAGAACTACAGTATCTCCTGCTAAGAAAAACATCAACAAAGATAGATTCGTAAAGATTCAAGCAAACACTAATCCACTTGGACCATGGTGCTTGGGATTCAGCGACGTCAGCCAGGTTAAAGCCATCTATGGTTCGACTACTACCACGTTTACGAACGCTAATGGTATCAACGCCGTCGATTTGACTTCTAATTTCTCGTTCGACAGCGGCCAAAAAGATAACTACTATGATCTTGGATACATCTATAATGACGGCGGCTACAGCGCGACCGCGTATCCATACCTACTGGTCCAGCTCGATTATCTATCGACGAACACGAGCCCAGGCGTTGGATTCTTTACTGTAGAGTCTTATCCAATTGACGATGGCACTACGCTAACTGGTACTGCAACGGTATATTCTACTACTTCGCTAGTCACAGGTAACAACACGTCATTCGTCACAGACTTAAATGTCGGCGATACTATATCGGTTCTTGGCACTTCGAAGAATGTCGTTTCTATTACTAATTCTACTTCACTCACTGTAGATTCGCCGTTCTTAGCTAACTCACAGAGTCAGGTGTATGTCAGATATAGAAAGAATACTATTCTAACTAAAGACGTTCCACTCTATATAGACTCACAGGGTGGACAAAATTATCTTAGAGACTATGTAGACTTTAGAATACCTTCTAATCCTACGGCTAATGACACGGGATCGGTCGACACCTCTAATGCCGCGCAGATCATCGCCGCAGTAGGATATGCGACACTCAATCCATCAAACACGCTATCGTTTATCGTACCTACTAACGGTCTCAACGTACCTTCGTATGGCAGAAACTTCCAGGCAGACTATACTCAGTATCTTGCGAGAAAAGACTTAGTATATTTTACACCTGATAACGCGATCAAAGTTAAAGAAGGCGTATCTAGTACATCGCCGCAGACTCCACTCTATCCGGACAACGGCATGGCAGTGGCTGTATTAAACGTTCCTCCATTCCCATCTTTATCTAGCGACCAGGTCCTACAAGACCAGAAAGTTAATCAGCTTTCTAAGAATCTAATAAGAGACACCACGACCGCTATCTCAAGCGCTATCGTCACCAATCGCGCATACAGCATGAGAGACATCGGCAAGCTAGATCAGAGAATTACAAATCTAGAGTATTATACTTCTCTATCGCTATTAGAATCATCAGCCACCACGCTAACGGTCACCGACGCTAACGGGCTAAATAGATTTAAAAATGGTATTTTCGTAGACCCATTCAACGACTTTACGTATTCTGATGTAAGTAATCCCGAGTATTCTATAGCCATTGATTCGTCAAGAGGTATTGCAAGACCTAAATTCGCTCAAGAGACTATTAACTTTGTCGTCAACAACACTCTATCTACTGTAGCGAATCAAGGTGTTCACTCTAATAGAAACTTCTTTGTAGACTCTACTAACAATATCCAAAAGACGGGTAGATGTTTAACGCTTCCATACAACGAAGTTACGTATCTTTCACAACCGTTCGCTACTAAATATAGATCATCTGCACACGTTCAAGCAGCGTGGAACGGCTCGATGATACTTCTTCCATCGTTCAATGATAATATTGATCTTAATAAGTCTTCAGTGAACATAACTCTCGATAATACCACGCCGTGGAAACAGTTTGCTTCATCGCCGTTTGGCTCCATCTGGGGTCCTTGGCAGACGACTCAGTCTATTACTACAAATACTGTTGTATCTGGAGTGGCTAATACATACAGCATATCGCTTGGTTACTTCGGTAACGGCGGTGGCGCTGCGGGTGCTGCTGCTGCGACTGCCGCTGCGGTCGCTGCTCAATACGCTGCGCAGGGCTATCAGATCGGTTCTGCTAGCGCTCAGTTTGGTGGCGGTGGTGCTTTCACGAAGCTAGTATCCAGCGTTAACGCTTCCGGTGATACTTCGAATACGATCATTATTAATAAAGGTAACACACCAAACTACCAGAATATCGGTGCCGGCTATCCTCTTTACACAGGATAAATATTATATTATTGAATCAGGAGTTTTAAATTGGCAGCAGTTAATACAACTACAACGACTACAGTCACTACTTCGACAAGTCAAGGAATTCAGCTCACAGTTGGTTCTCAGTCTAATACGATCGCAGTTGGTAACTTCGTAACAGACGTAGCAATTCAACCATATATTGCACCAATCACAATTGGTTTCTTTGCATATAACATGCGTCCTAATCAGACGTATCACGTATTCTTTGACGGCGTTTTAGTTGATCAGTTCTGCGCTCCTGGAACTGTTGCCGCACTAGCATCTGCCGGTACCGGCGCGATCACTTCTGTAGATACTTCTAGCGCATCAACGATCTCATTGACTGGTACTTGGGGTTCTCCAATTACGTCAGATTCTAGAGGCTATGTCTTTGGTCAGTTCAACGTTCCTGCCGGCCAGTTTAGAACTGGCGAGAGAGTATTAGAAATCGCCGACGTTACAAGCCTCGTGCAGGGCAACGACGCTCTTACTTCTAAAGCTTCTGCAACATTCGTCGCTTCGAACCTAAACGTTACTAAGCAGGCAGTCACACTAACGACAGTCAACCCTGTTCTTGGAAATCGGCCGGTAACTAATACGGTAGTAACTACCAACGTTCAGATCGTTAACACGACAATTCCTGATATCGTAAACATCGTCGGCTACTACGAGCCTATCGCTCAGGGTCTGACCATCAACACGCCGACTAGCGAAGCCGGTATCTATGCGACTTCGCTAGACATATTCTTTAAGCAGAAGTCTCTAACTAGTAATACGAACGGCGTTACTACCTATCTCTGTGAAGTAAACAACGGCTACCCAGACGGTTCGCGCATCCTACCGTTCTCGACAGTTCATCTAAACTACGGTGATATCAGCACCAGCGCTGACGCGTCTGTTCCAACTACCTTCGCCTATGAGTCACCTGTATTCTTGAGCAGCGGCAAAGAATATGCGTTCATCGTTCGTCCGGACAACGGCGATCCAGACTATTTCGTGTACAGCGCTAACCTTGGTGATACCGACATCAAGACAGGAACGCAAGTTTACAGCCAGCCTACTGTCGGCACGGCCTTCTACGGCGCCACCATGAACGAGTGGACTGCGCTGCAGACAGAATATATCAAGTTCAACTTAAATAGAGCAGACTTTATTCATAATAGTTCTGGTTTCTATTCAGGGGACGCGTACTTTAACAACGCTAACACGGACTACCTGTCTGTATATAACATTACGTATTCAAACAGCACTTCGACACTTCTTCCCGGAGACACGGTCTATGTCGCAGCTAATGCGTGGGTGAATACAGTAACTACGAGCATTCAGGGTACTCTAAGATACTACGACAACGTCAAAGGTCTGTTCTACGTAGAGAACTCCACTGCAAACTTTACTAACAACGCTTTCATACAGGTACATAGATTCGCTAACGCCTCGCTTGCAGCGACAAACGCTGTAACGAACACCACGCTGGTCGCGTACGCCAACACTAATGCTATGTACAATCCAAAGATCAACGACATCGTTGGACAGTTCTCTTTCATCTCACCAGCAGGTACTGCCTTAACTTATAAGTATAAAGGAACCAGCAACACCTACGCGGTCGAGAGCAATGAGAATTCAATTACTCTCGGTTATGAGACAGAATTCTATGACCAAGAGAGAATGGTAGCGAGCGTATCTAACGAAGTAGCCCGTATGGGTGGCGCGAAGTCTATGACTGTCCATTCTAACTTTACGACTGACACTCCTTTCGTGTCGCCTCTGATCGACACCGTTCGCGCGAACGCACTTATCATTAGAAACTTGGTAGACTATCCACAGTTCTCATATAACGAGTATTATAACAACGGTCTATCTAGAACAAAGTATATATCAAAGGTAGTTACTCTAGCTGCTGGACAAGACGCGCAGGACCTGCAGGTAATTCTATCTGCCCATAGACCGCCTGGAACTGACATCAAGGTCTATGTTAAGCTTCTAAGCGGACAAGATCCAGACGTCATCAGCGCTAAGACTTGGACGCCATTGAACAATCTGTCGTACACCATCTATGCAGATCCGAGTAATCCATCTGACATGAGAGAGTATACGTACTCGTTCTACAACGGCTATAGCCTAGTTCCAACATCCGGAACCATCACCACGACAAGTGCGTGCACCGTGATCAACGGCGTAGGAACGCTGTTTGGCAGTGAGATCGACGTCGGGTACTACATCAACATGGCCGCTAACGCGACTTACGGTGAGACTGCTAGACAGGTAGTGTCTATCGCTAACTCCACACAGCTCACGCTGAACGCCCCGTTTGGAACGACATACACCGCTAACGCATACTACATCGTCCCTCCTCCAACAACTGCGTGGATGGCCACGAACGCTAACACGAGCATACTCGGCTCCGTCAGCATGTCGACCAGCAACAACACAATCACCGGTACTTTCCAGACCTTCACGGCAAACACGCTAACGGTTTTCAACAACTCGATCTACATCACAAACGCTAATTCGTACTTCAACGTAGGCGATAGAGTATACTACGCCGTACCTTCTGGTAATACTGCGATCGGCGGGTTGACCGGCAACACCAGCTACTACATCGCGACTTCTAATAGCACGGCCGTGACACTAAACATTCAGCAGAACAACACGTCACCGACTACTCTAACTGGAGCTACTACTAATCCTGGTCAGACGCACAGTCTCAACACGACGTACTTCACTTCGCAGTTCAACGTCGGCAGCATAATCGGTATCGCCGGCGACAGACAGACTATCACAGCTATTCAGAACAACGTGTCTCTGTCTGTAGGTGAGCCTTGGAGCTCAACAGGCAGTCAAGTGAACGCCTATCTTGTAGCGTCAGGCGGTGCGTCGTATGTCTCTAACACTGGCGCTGCTTATACGAACTTCAAACAGTTCGCTATTAAGATCATTCTACAGTCAAAAGACAGCTCTAAGATTCCAATTATCGACAGTCTACAGGCACTGGCTCTACAACTATGATCAATGAGACTCAATACATAAAAACAGACACAGAAGGGTTTGTTAAAGATCCTTCTTCTGGAGCGATTCTTAGCGTGGATAACGCAAAACTTGAAGCTTACAAGCGTCAGAAGCAGTTTATAAATAATACTACAAGAACTAATGAGAGAATCGAAAAAGTAGAGAAAGATCTCTCAGACATAAAAAATATGCTTCAAGCATTACTAAGAGAAAATAATAAATGCTAACAATCGCAAACACGAATCTAACGAACACATTTGACTACTGGAGATCGCGTACAAACGAGTTAGCAACTGCTATGTCAACTTGTGTTGTGACCACTGACGCTAATACCAGTTCTACTACCGCCGTTGGTAACGCGAGTATAACTGGAACTTTTACCTCAAACAATCAAATTGTAAATAATAACATATTCGCAAATACGCTAACGGTAAACTCTGTAGCCGTAAGCGCTGCAGGAATGTACGTCGGCAACTCTACGACCAACACCGTAATCTCATACAACACTGTCAGCTTAGCCAACTCTTCAAGCACTCTGACGCTAGGCATTCCTACCACGACCCAGGTGTCGAACGGCCAGTTCTTCTTGAACGCTAACGGATCATGGGCTGCTCTTTCAGGCTTCCCGTACTTAGCGGCCACCACGTTTAATACCGTAGGTGTCGGCCTCCAGCTAGTAGACTCATTCAACGCCGGTAACTTCACCACGGCCGACTATATCATTCACGTTCGCGATAACATCAACAACATCGACTTCTCAACTAAAATATTTGTCATGGCGCTATCCACGGGCGTCCAGATGACTGAATACGCTCAGTTGACGACTGGATCTTCTATCGGATACTTCAACGTCACATGTGACGGTACCACATCGATACTGTACTTCACACCAACTAATGGTACGACATCAGCTACCATCCGATTTGTTAGGATCACGACGTAATGGCTAGTAAGACAAATATAGTCATAGATCAGGGAACGACATTCTCGACAGACTTAAATCTGACGGACGACACAGGCTTTCCTCTAAATCTGTCTGGATTTTACGCTAACTCTATGATGAAGAAGTGGTATACTTCTTCAAACTCTATAGTATTCACCACTTCAGTAAACGCCCTAGCTGGTATAATCACGCTCAGTCTGACGGCTAATGTAACTTCTAGCATAACACCCGGTAGATACGTATACGATGTGGACATTACAGAATCCGCGTCAGGTGCAGTATCTAGAGTCGTAGAGGGCTTGGTTACAGTTACTCCTTCTGCGACCGCCGTGACTTATCCAGCACCAAACACGAACATATATCCAAATAGCGCACCGTTAACATAATGGTAAATGTAGTAGTATCCAGAAAGAGAACAGTCAATGTATCGACCCACGGAACTGGTGGGATCATCGATACATCTGTTCCAGTTACTTTAAAGAATATTCCTGTACTATCCACCGGCGTGAATAGTATAGATCAGATGGTAGACGTTAATTTAACTCAAAGATCAGATGGATCTACTCTTATATACGATCAACCGACAGATACTTACATAGTAAAGCACGTTGATTTTACCGAGATAGATGGCAATTTAGATGGTGGCGTTTTTTAAAATATAAATAATTAAAAATTTCAGGAGAACCATTTAAATGGCCAATAACAAGATTCAAATCAAAAGATCGGTAGCCAACGCCGTTGTTACTGGTCTCTCAAATGGTGAGTTAGCATATACCCAAGCCAGTAACACTCTCTGGATCGGCCTTCCAGATGGTTCGGGCGCAGCCGCAATCGCCGGAGCGCGTTATCCTGGTACGCTTACAGCCAACCAAGCGCTCGTAGCAAACGCCACTTCCGGCATCGATAGAATCATCGTCGCCAACGCCATCGTTACGACTCTTACCGCTAACGGCTCAGTTGGTACCAACGGACAGGTTCTCGTCACAAACGGTACTGCGATATACTGGGGCACTGGTACTTCTGGCGCGAACACCAACATTCAGTTCAACGACTCTGGCGTCGCAAACGGCGTCGCCGGCTTTACGTTCGATAAGACTCAGAACAATCTATTCGTAGCTAATTCTCTATTCGTCGGCAACACCTCGCTCGTAAGTCCGACTGCAGTAGTTAATACTACAATAATGTACGTCGGTAACTCGGCCGGCAACACGACACAGAACACCACTTCATTCTTTATCTCCGGCAACGGCACGACTCTACCAACCGCCACTATGACATCGAACGGTCTGGTCGTTGGTAACAGCTCGGTAATCGGCGCGCCGACACTCGTTCTTGCGAACTCAATAGGTAACACGGTCGTAAACACTACGTCCTATACCATGAGCAACGCGAACTACGTCGTTCTAGTAGCCAACACCTCCGGTTTCTTTGCCAACCAAGGCGCCATCCAATACGTCGGTAACACTACCGCTAACACAACTCAGAACTCATCGTCGTTCTTCATCACCGGTAATACTACCACACTACCGACTGCCACACTACTCGCTAACAACCTAACCATCGGTAACAGCTCAGTAACTGGTCTGCCAGGCATCAACATTGCCAACTCGACCGGCAATACTCTTATCTCAGTAACTTCATACGCTATAAGCAACTCTACAGCCAACGTAGTTACGATCAGCACGACTGGCATCGTCGGCAACACCGGCACGTCGATCGTCCTCGGTAACACTACGGTAAACACCGTAGCCAACTCATCTACTTTCCAGGTCGTCGGCAACACATCTACTCAGGCTACTGCTACTGTCAACTCTGCCGGTATCACGATCGGTAATACTACGATCACGAGCGCCGTCAACATCTACGTCGCTAACACGACCGGTAACATATCAGTCAATACGACGTCGCTGGCCATCGGTGGTAATACTACCACGCTTGCAGCCGTATCGGTAACCGGCAACGGTGCGCTGTTCGGCAACGGTACGGTTACAGCGGCTCCTCAGCTCGCAGTATCTAACTCTACCGGCAACACGGTAATCAATACCACTTCGTTCTTGATGAGCAACGCCACAGGCACTGTCTACAGCATGAACACGACGTCTATGACGTTCAATGGTAACACATTCCTAAACGGTACAAACACGACTATCGCCTCTAACGTTACGATCTCCGGTGCGTACGTTAACGCTCCTGCTACTGATCTTACTATCAGAAACGTTTCGGTCGGTGGTAACCTCGTCGTCACTGGCACGGTATTCTCTGTTAATACCATAACGCTTCAGGTAAACGACAACATCATCGAGCTCGGTGACAACAACACCACATCAGACGTCGTAGATACTGGCTGGTTCTCTCCTGCAGGTAACAGCACGAGCATCTGGTATTCTGGTATGGTTCGCGTCGCTAATAGATCGACGAACGCTAATCCATACTTCTGGCTATTTGGTTCTAATACTAATCCAAACACTGCAGTCAACATAGACACTTCTTCTAACTCAGCCACGGCTACCCTGCAGGCTTACCTAGTACCATACGGTGTCGGTGGTGGATTTGTAGCCAACTCTTCGAACGTCCAGATTACTGCCAACAGCACTCTCGGCGTTAATATAGTAGCAAATACTCTAACGTTATCAACTGCTCTTGCAGGAACTGAAGGTGGTACTGGTTATAAGACTGTTACTAATAATGCGTTATTAGTTGGTAACTCAACAAATGGTTATAATCAACTAAGTCTTGGTACTTCTGGATACGTTCTTCAGTCTAACGGCACCACTGTCGTTTACGATATTCTTGACGGTGGAGCTTTCTAAATAGGAGTGATTATATTATGGAAAATGGTGATGAGGCGGCGAATATAGCAGTAGCGTATGTGCAGAGACAAGAACAGCTTCTAGTAGACTATATTAGAAAGACTATTCAGCTAGAAGTATCGTATGCCGGCCTTAAGGCTAAATTCGAAGAGCTCAGCGAACATAACTCCAATAATCTAAACATGATTAAAGAGTTATCCACCTCTCTAGAGCTTATAACTGTTGAGAGAAACGATCTAAAGAAAGCCGACACGAAGCTTCGCGATAGAATCGTTGAGATAGAAGAGATAAATAAACAAAAACTAATAGACGCAAAAGCCGAAGCCGACAAGAAGGTGAAAGAAGTAGAGGGTAAGACTTCTAACTATACCGTAGAATATACCAACCAGATCGGCGAACTAAATAATAATGTAACTGAATTAAAGACAAACTATGAATCTATAAAGAAGAATTTCGATACTCTAAATAGAGAATACGAGAGACAAAAGCAAGAACTACAGACTACATTTAATGAGAACGAATTATTAAAGTCAGAGCTGAGTAGATACTCAACAGATTTTAAGAAAGTAGCGAAGAAGAAGATACCAGAAGACAATACATTTTAACGCCGGTATATACTGGTCTGAGGGAGCCATATGGCAGGTAATACAGTATTTCAGCTCAAGCGCTCTAGCGTCGCAGGCAAGAAGCCTACAACATCAACGCTAAACACCGGCGAGCTCGCGTTAAACTTAACTGACCGCAAGCTGTATTCATCTGATGGCACGAACATCTTTGAGACCGGCGCGAATCTAACTACCCTAGTAGTCTCCACAAACACGACAGTCAACAACGTCATCTTTGGCACCGGCGGCATATACGCCAACGGTTCGTTCGGTGGCTCAGGTGCGACCCTGTTCTCTAACGGCTCTTCGGTGTACTGGGGAACTGGCGCAGGCACTGGTACTGTCACACAAGTAAACAGCGGCAACGGCCTGTTCGGCGGTCCTGTCACGACAGTCGGTACGATATACGTACTAGCGAATACCGGTATCATATCTAATACGTCCGGCGTGTTCGTAGATCCGGTGTACATCAACACGATCACCACGCCTCCTGGATCTAACACTCAGATCGTGTTCAACGACTCAGGCAAGTCTAACGCTCTAGCGTCGTTCACGTTCAACAAGACCACAAATACTCTATTCGTATCTAACACGATAAACACAATAACTGTCGTAGCGAATACTATCAACGCTAACGGCGGCGTCGGTACTCTCGGCCAGGTACTGACGTCTAACGGCACGAGCTCGTTCTGGAGCAGTCTAAACACATCCACGCCCGTCAGACAGCAGTACACAGGCGATGGGTCTACTACGTTATTCTTTGTTACAGGCGGTTACACGCCTGGCACTCTATCAGTATACGTCAACGGCGTACTCTCGAGAAACACTACAGAAGTAACCGCGACAAACGGCAGCTCTATAACTTTTGCGACACCGCCGAACAACGGCGCGCTGATCGACGTCATAGGATACGTAAACAACCTCCCATACTCGAACTTCGGTCCGAGCATACTAGTATCACAACAGTACACCGCGAACGGTACGGCTAACAGCTTCGCTATAACCGGCGGATACATTCCTGGCGGTGTTCAAGTATATCTAAACGGCGTCAAACAGATACCGTTCGTTGACGTCGATATATCTTCTGGTGCCAACGTAAACTTCTATGTCACACCGTCTAACACATGGGCGATTGACGTATTTGGGTTTCAGTCTCAAATCATATCGGCATCTTCTGTTCCTGATCCGCTGGTGGCCAACAACCTCTATATCGGTGGTAACGTAACTGTAACTAAGAGCTCGTTTACTTTTGGCAACAGCACAGTAAACACGAATATCAACACGAGCGGCATAACGTTTGGCAACAGCGTAGCCAACACGAGCATCAACTCCAACGGCGTCAATCTAAGTAACACAGTACTCTACATCGGTAACTCTTCAGTAAACGTCGTAATCAACTCATCTTCGGTTTATGTCAACGGCGGACCACTCAGCGGCACCAACACCAATGCCCAGTACGTCTGGTCTAACGCTCATACGTTCAACGCGAACGTAAATATTAATGGCAACGTGACCATTAGTACATCTGCCGGCATATCGGCTAATGGTTCATATGGTACTGCTGGTCAGGCGCTCCTGTCTAACGGCTCTACAGTATACTGGGGTGCCGCTGGGGTTAACACTTCCGCGCAGTACACTTGGACTAATACACAATCATTTAGCGCTAATGTCGTACTAAACGGTAATGTCGTTATAAGCAATACTATATACGCTAACGGCTCGGCCGGTGTTGCTGGACAGATACTGGTATCCAATGGCGCTGGAGTATACTGGTCTAACGCCGCTACTACCATCAGACAGTCTTTTACAGGTAATGGTTCAGCGACGAACTTTGCGATCACCGGCGGCTATACGCCGTTGAATCTAGACGTGTACGTTAACGGCGTCAAGCAAGAGAGTGTAGTAGACGTAAACTTAAGCTCTGGCGCTAACATAGTATTCACCGTCGCTCCTCCAAACGGGGCATACATTGACGTCGTAGGTCTATCGCCGACTACATACACCTATGCTAACACGTCTGCGCAGTATAGCTGGACTAACACTCAGACGTTCTCTAACCTAGTTATGATATCGACTGCAGGTATATCTGCGAACGGCTCGTATGGCACGAACGGCCAGGTACTGACGTCTAACGGCAGCTCTGTATACTGGAGCAACAGCTCAGTGTTTGTCAGACAGACATTCACCGGTACAGGTTCTGCAACAACGTTCACGGTCACCGGCGGTTATACGCCAAACAACCTAGACGTCTATCTTAACGGCGTGAGACAGAGCAACCCGACCGACGTCAACACCGGTTCAGGATCGATCATAGTATTCTCTACACCGCCTATTAATGGTTCTACCATTGACGTAGTAGGCGTCGTGCCCCTAAACTATACTATAACTAATACCTCTGCGCAGTACACTTGGACTAACACACACTCATTCACCAACGCCATTACGGCCAACGTCATTAACGCTAATAATATTACATCATCTAATGGTCTATACTCTATCGGTCCATTTAATGGGAGTTATTCAGATGGTATAGTCACAGACTATGTTACAGGTAATGGCAGAATAAGCGTTGGTCCATTAGATAACTTAACTTTCTATACCGGAGGCGTCGCTGCAAATCAGACGATGATTATTAATGCGACTGGTGTGTTCGTTAATGGTACGATAAACTCATATTCTACTACATCATCTAATGGTCTATACTCTATCGGTCCATTTAATGGAAGTTATTCAGATGGTACAGTAATAGACTATGTGACAGGTAATGGACGTATATCTGTAGGTCCAGGAGATGGTTTAAGTATATATAATGCTGGTGTCGGAGCAAATGCAATGGTCACGATACTTGCTAATGGAAATATGGGTATAGCCTGCACCTCTCCGACTGGATTATTAGACGTATCTTCACGTGGTATCACCAAAGGTTCGATGCCAGCTGGTTCTATTATTCAAGTAGTAAACGTTCCATTTACGAATGTTGTTTCTACAACTTCTGCAACTGCAACTAATGTACCAAATTTTGCAGTATCAATAACGCCAAGTTTAGTATCTAGTAAAATTCTTTTAATAATAAATTGTCAAATTGGTATGTCTACTGCGGGTGACGCCTACTGTCGCGTACTACGCAATGGAACACTTATTGACTCTAGCACTTCCGGTTCGTTTGGACATACTGCAGGCCAATATAATTTATCAACTAGTGATGCAAGTATTTGTTTTTTAGATAGTCCGGCAACAACTTCTTCTGTGACTTATCAAGTTCAATTTTGGACTGGGGCTGGAACAGTTTACGTAAATGGTAGAGGATATGCAGGAGATCAAACTACTAGCAGTGATATCACAGTCATGGAGTTAGCTCAATGATTCATGACGCAGTTAAAATAGTTCATCCTAATGCTGTAACTATATCTACAGGTAATGATATTATAGAAGCGTGGGATGAATCTGGTAAATTAATCAATATTGATAAAAATAAAATAGATATCGAGATCGATCGTCTAAAGCAGGAGTACTTAAAGAGCGAGTACCAGAGATCTAGAAAGACAGAGTATCCGTCTATAGAAGACCAGCTCGACATGCTCTGGCACGCGATAGACGAGGGTAAGCTGGACAAGAATTCAGAATTCTATACGTCTATCAAGACAGTTAAAAATAAATATAAGAAACCATAAGGTAAGTTATGACACAGAACAGCCAACTAGGAACGCTAGCTCAGCTCGTCACGGTAAATACCGCGGCTAACTCTGTGCAATTTTCTAGTGGTTTTTCAGTAGGTAACGCTTCAGTTAATGTCGTTCATTCATCGACGGGATTTATAGTAAATGGAGTAAATGGATGGTTAGTACCGAGTGGTACTATTCATACGTTTCAACAGTCTGCCGCTCCTACAGGATGGACAAAAGTTACTACATATCATGATTATGCGATGAGAATAGTATCTGGTTCTGTTGGAAATGGTGGATCTGTAGCATTCTCTTCCGCGTTTTCATCTCAGTCTGTCTCTGGTTCAATTAGTTCTGTTAGTGTTACTGGTACAAGTGATGGTCACACACTTTCTACTTCAGAAATTCCAAGCCATCTTCATGGCGGCGGTGGTTATGAAACTATTCATATTCGTGGCAGCTTGGGTGGATATAGTAATGGTCCTCAAGCAGCTTCAGGAGGTGATGGATTTGCTGGATGGTATGATATAGGAGCGGGTGGTGGCGGTGCTCATAGCCATACATTCACGGCAACTTCTCATAATCACACATTCACAGGTACTAATATAAATATGGCCGTAAATTATATTGACTTTATTCTAGCACAGGCAAATTAAATTATGGAATTAAAACCAGGAAAATATTGTCCTTTACTTAAAAAAGATTGTGTGCAGTTACAGTGTAACTGGTTCATTCAAGTTCGTGGTAAAGATATGAATACTGGTAAAGAGATTGATGAATGGGGATGTTCAATTGCGTGGTTACCACATTTATTGATTGAAAACGCAGGACAAGTTAGACAAGGTGCTGCTGCCACAGAAAGTTTTAGAAACGAAATGGTTAAAGCATCAGAGAACAGTATTCAAGCTATGTTGCAAATAGCAAATAGTAATAGAGAAGAAAATAAAACTATGAGGCTGATAGATGCGTCTGACAATAATTAGAGAAGATAATGCTGTCTATGTAGATGGTATTGCTAAGAATATAGATTGTTCTGATTTACCTCCAGACTTTCATGCTTTACAATGGAATGGTTCTTCTGGTTGGATTGAATTTGTTAATAATTGTAAATTACAAGAAGAAATAACCGATATTTCAGATTATCAAAAATATATTGATATGTGGAATGCAAAAATCACACCAGTTTCTAATACACAAGGTAACTAATGTCACAGAACCAACAGCTCAGTGTACTCGGTCAGTTCGTAACGGCAAACGCCACGACCAACACCGCCACGTTCTCAAACGCGGTAGTGGCTGTCACCGGCTCTTTCACTAACCACACTTATGCCAACGGTGAGGGTGTTGGTACCACATACCTGATAGACGACTTCTCTCATCAGTTCAACGGGTTCTCAAACACGTTCGCGCTTACAGTAAACAGCGTATCGATTACACCATCAAATCCGAGTATGATAAATATAGTTATAGGCGGGATTCCTGTCACTCCAGCCAGCTACATTAGAGACTTTCAGAACCTACCAGAGCTATATACGTTCAAGTCTGGGTTTGTAGTAAGTGGTTCCAACGTATCATTCTCGACCGCGCCGATGCCGGGCATGAGTTTCTACGGGACCTACAGGACCAGTCAAGACGCTGCACCCAGTTTTTCATATAAGCAGACCCCGTTTTCTGCGATAAATATAATGTTTGGAGCATAGAGGAAATTTACAATGGCAAGAAGAGTAATTCTCGATACACAATATACGTTCTCACCATCTACTCAGACAGTGACGATTCCAAGAGCGCTCCCGCGCGAGCGCCTACTTCTTATCACCAACGTTACTACCAATCAGGTGATCTACAACTTCAGCGATCCTGCGCTCACTGCTACTTCCTATTCCATAACACAGGGAACGAACACGACCAATCCTGTAACTACGGTGACGCTGAGCTTCAACACCACTGCGATGCTTGCCACACATCAGCTCCAGATCGTAGTAGACGAACCCGCTGAGCTGTTCGCTCCAGATGAGGCGTTTCTAGATCCGGTAGGTAAGATCAGAACATCGCAACCTCAGGCCCTTATCGATACCGACTTTGAGTACGGTCTACAGCCTACCAAGTGGGAGACACTCACTCTCCTGAATAACCGCCCGAGCTTCTACGTCAACACTCAGTCGCCATTCGCGATCAACGGTGTGTTCGCTACAAACAGCTCTACGACAGTATACGTATCTACACCGCTGCAGACTACTACCAGTATCCCGTTCCTGATGCAGGACTCTCTGTTCCAAGGCGGTAACGGCCCGTTCCTAGTTGAAAACTCATACGCAGCTGGTTCTAGCTACACCATCTCGGCCGCGGCCGCAGGAACATACGTAGCTGGACAGGGTCTCTCTGTCGTATTAAGCGTCACATCAGGTACCGGTTTCGTGGCGGGTGCGTACGTCACGATCGCCGGCATCACCGGCTCGCTCGCAGGCTACAACACCTCTTCTTCTAATCCAGCATACGTTCTCGTCGGCGGCACTACTTCAATTACGGTGTTGTTCCCAGGTCTGACAAGCAGCCTAGGCACATCGATCGCCGGCTCACCTACTATCCAGCAGAGCTCGTACTTCACGTACACGGCCCGCTACGCGTTCACAGGCACAACGGGTCAGGTATACAACTCAGCGCTGACACAGGTCTATACTGGCTCGTTCTACACCGGCGCCGCGTACACCCTTCCATCTCAGCCGACAGTGTCCGGCAACACAATCACGGTGGCCACCACAGAGCCTCACGGCCTTCAGGTCGGTGACGGCTGCTATCTTGCAAACTCATCGGTGACGTCTGGCGGACCTATCAACTCGTCGTATCAGGTCGCGGCCGTGACTAACAGCACGTCGTTCCAGATTCTGACTACGACTTCTCCTTCCGGCACGGTGACTAACGCAGCGGTCTATCCAAGACCTGACGGTGTGTACCTGCATCGCGCGTTCGACGGCGGTGTTCAGTTCACGACTGGTAACCAGGCGCACAATAACCAGACGATTCGTCAGACTCGCAGATACTTCCGCTACCAGTCTGGTAAGGGCATTCAGATCTCTACTGGTACTATTCTCAAGCCAAACATAAACGTAGACGATATCAGCTCTTCCGGAACGACGGTGACTGTAACTACTAAAGTAGCGCACCAGATCAACCCAGGCGCGACCATCGTAGTTTCTAGCGCGAACGAGACGGCGTACAACGGCACGTTCGTGGTCACATCAGTGCTGAACGCTTTCCAGTTCACCTACACCGCTCTGTCTACTCCTTCTGCGACTCCGGCTACAGGCCTTCCGACAGTTTCAGTATCTAGTTGGTACGGGGCAGTTACTCGTCTCGGACTGTTTGATAACCAGAACGGAATGTTCTTTGAGTTCGACGGTCAGACGCTGTATGCAGTTCGCAGGAGATCCACAGACCAGATCGCAGGTTGGGTGTCAGTCACCAACGGCTCGGCGGTGATCACCGGCGCTACAGTAAACGGTGTTACGACTAAGTTCACCAAGCAGCTCGTTCCTGGAGACTTCATCGTCATCCGCGGCTCTTCTTATCGCGTTCTCGATATCCTGTCTGACACGTCGATGACGATAACTCCTCCGTATCGCGGCGCTACTCTAGTGGCTCCAAACTACGCCATCATATCTAAGACCGTAGAGGTGCGCGTGCCTCAGTCACAGTTCAACATCGACAAGCTAGACGGCACCGGTCCTTCCGGCCTAGTTCTAGACCTATCGAAGATGCAGATGTTCTACCTCGACTACTCGTGGTACGGCGCAGGCTCACTTCGCCTAGGGTTTAGAGACAGTCAGGGTAAAGTAATCTACGTGCACAGGTTCGTCAACAACAACCAAAACACCGAAGCGTGGATGCGCTCTGGTAACCTACCTGCGCGATACGAGACAAACACGATCGCGCCAAAGACTCTACTCGGCGCTACTATAGACGGCGTCAACACTTCGATCCTTCAGGTGGCAAACACCACAGGATTCCCAAGCAACGGCACGCTGCTGGTCGCAGACCCAGCGTCCTACGAGTACATCAGCTATACCGGACTGTCAGGCAACACATTCACCGGTCTAACCAGAGGCAAGCTGTCTAACACGGTCGCCTCGGTGCTGACGACGAACAACTCAGCCACTCTTACAACGACCAGCGCGGTGACCGGCGTTCAACCCGGCATGCTCGTGACAGGTACCGGCATTCCAAACGGCACGTACGTGTACTCTATCGTTCCTGGCGCTCCTAACAACAACATCGTCATGACTCAGGCGGCGACTGCGACCGGCACTGTCACGATAAACGTAAATCAGATGGCGTCTGCCAACGCGCCTCACACGTACTCGGCCGCGGCTCCTATCGGCGTATATCTACACGCTCCACAGTTCGCACCGACCATCTCTCACTGGGGTACTTCGGTCATCATGGACGGTCAGTTTGACAACGATAAGTCTTTGATCTTTACGTTCGGTGAGACGATCCAGACGACTGCCGTCGCCGGAAACGTATCGTCGGTGACTGTCACGTCTGGCTCTAACACGGTCAGCATCGCTAACACGGTTCCGATCTGGCCAGGAATGCTCGTGTCCGGCACGAACATCCCAGCAGGCACGTACGTGTACTCGGTGACTCCTGGGTCTACGAACAACAGCATCGTGTTGTCGCAGGCAGGTGCTGGAACAGGTTCCACTACGGTGCAGTACAACCAACAGGTAGCGATGTTCAGCGTGCGGTCTTCACCGGCGGTCGACTCCGGCGTTCCTAGCTCTCTAGGTCTTAAAGAGATCCTCAACCGCATGCAGCTGACTCTGAACTCGACAGACGCTCTCGTCAACGGCTCGTTCCTGATCCAGCTGATTCTAAACGGCACGCCGATAGCTTCTACGTCGACGACCACCAGCTACACGGGTCCAAACGGCAACCTCAGCACGTTCGCGCGTATCGCTACCGGTACGTCTTCGCTCGCTCAGATCGCGGATCACACCGGCCCGTGCTACGTATCAGGCGGTGAGGTGATCTACGGGTTCTACGCGGTTAACTCGGCGGGTTCTACCAACCAGTCGGTCATCACGGCCGATCTGACGAAGCTCAGAGATCTTGGTAACTCTATCCTCGGCGGTGGTCTCACCAACACTCCAGGCACTAGTATCTACCCAGACGGGCCGGACGTACTGACAGTCGTCGCCACCAACATCGGCACGGCGAACGCAGTCGTTCAGGGTCGTCTATCTTGGACGGAAGCGCAGGCGTAGTACATGTCAGTAAACAAGCTACAGCTCGAGACAGACGGACTGGTTGTTGGAGTCAACCAGCTCGTCACCTCGGGTAACGGTGTAAGCGTAGGAAACAACCTAGTAGTTCGCGGTAACACGTACCTCAGTCCGGCGTCCGGACTGTTCATCGGTAACTCGACGGTAAATGTGGTCGTCAACTCGTCCTCAGTGTACGTCAACGGCGGGCCACTGAGCGGCACAAACACTTCTGCCCAGTACACGTGGACCAACACGCACACGTTCAACGCGCAGGTCGTATTGAACTCACAGATAACGCTAGCTACTACGCCGTTCTACGAGAACGCGACTAACGTTACAGCTAACTACACGATATCAAACGGCATGAACGCGTTCTCTGCAGGTCCTATAACGATAAACTCCGGCGTAGTGGTGACCGTACCGGTCGGCTCGACTTGGTCAGTAAGTTAGGAATTAAGATATGGCGTTAACACTCAGCGGTAACGGTGCGATAAGCGGTCCACTAAACCTAAACACAACCAACGCCGTGTCTATAGCTAACACGCTGAGCTTCGGCGACTCTACACAGATGAGTACGACTAACTCTCTTGGACCTAGAAATCGTATCATCAACGGTGACTTTAAGATATTTCAAAGATCAGCGACTGCTACAACAGTAACATTAAACGGTGTGGGTTATACAGGACCAGATAGGTTCTTTGTTTATCAGAATGGAACTGCCGGCGTACAAACTACACAAGTTGCTTCAGGACTTACTGGATTTCAGTACGCACTAAAGTGGGGCAGACCAGTATCAAATACAACAACTGGTGTTACGGTTTTAGGTCAAGCATTAGAAACTATAAATTCTGTAGATCTGCAAGGTCAGTCTGTCACTCTGTCTTTCTGGGCAAAAGCTGGCGCTAACTTCTCTGCTGCATCTAGTCAGATATATGTTGCATTATACACTGGTACCGGAACAGATCAGTCTGCAGCAAATATGACTACAGGTTCATGGACAGGATCTGCTACACCTATAAGCGCGACTGCAACTCTAACTACTTCATGGCAGAGGTTTTCATTTACTGCAACACTAGGTTCAACAGTAACACAGACAGGTGTCTATATAAACTGGTCTCCAGTGGGTACAGCAGGCGCTGATGACAACGTGTATATCACTGGTGTCCAACTAGAACAAGGTTCAGTAGCGACGCCGTTCGAACGTAGATCATATGGTATAGAGTTAGCGTTGTGTCAAAGATATTTCTTATCGTATTCAGGAAATAATCAAAATATTTGTTGTGGATCGGATAATGGCAATGCAGGCGCTCAAGGAAACGTTGTATTTCCTGTAACAATGAGGGTTGTACCTACTGCTTCTGTTAGTTCGGTAAGTCATTTCAGTTGGTATGCTAGTAAATCAGCGACAATTGTTGTTTTATCATCAATAACTCATTGGAATTTATCTACTACTGGAGATGTTTTTGTTTTTACTGTAGGCAATCAAGGCGTTGGAGTTCCATACTCTGTATACATAAACACCGCTTCTGGTTATCTTTGGTACAACGCAGAATTATAAAGGTAATTAAATGCCACTAAAACTACTATCACCAGGCGGAGGTTCGGTCACGCTAAACGCTGCGAGCACAGCTGCGACGACTACTCTTAATATTCCTGCTGTTAACGGAAACATCATCACTTCTGCTGATACTGGTACAGTTGTTCCTACATTATTAGCTAATCCTCTTACAACACTTGGTTCTCAAACACTATCAGGAACTTATACAAATTTCACTAATATACCTTCTTGGGTTAGGCGAATTACTATTATGATAAGTTATTTACAAAATAATAGCGGATCAGACAAATGTATTCAATTAGGAACATCAAGCGGATTTGTTACTACTGGATATGTTGGCGGAGAGGCTTATACTGGCGGATCAAGTGCCGCTGGTAACTGGAGTAGTGGAATAGTATTTCCAACAGGTTCTTCTAATGATATTATGCATGGTATAGTTACGATGTGTTTATTAACAGCAAACACTTGGGTAATTTCTGGTTGTGGCGCTTATTCTAGTTCTAATAATACTTGGGAACTTGGTGGAACAATAGCACTTTCTTCAACACTAACTCAGTTTAGATTTGGATCCGTTGCTGGCACTGCGACTTGGACTCAAGGTACAGTCAACGCCTTATATGAATAAGGAACATTAATGTCATATCTTAAAGTCGTAAACCTACAGCATCCAACTAGCGC